TACGATAATGATGAATTATCAATTAGAGCAACTCTTCTCAAAATGGATGAGTTGGAAGAATTATTAGGCGACGTTGAGCAACTCTGAAAGGAGAGAGGGATTGTGAAAGACATCATAAATAAAATAAAATTCACTATCGTTAACAATAAATTGTTCAGTATATTTCTTTTTTTATCGTGGATATATCTTATGGTTCATTCTAATGTACCTGCAAAAATATCAATCGCATTAGTGATACTTGCGTTTTTACAAGAAAAATATATACAAACTAGATATGCGTTAATCATATCAACTATGATGTTAAATCTTGAAGATGAAACGAAAATGGCAATTAAACTTTCTGATGAACGAATTAATCGAAAAGGAGAATAAGATATGAAAATTGATATTCCAGGAAAAATAAAGTTAGATATGCCTATTACGAACGAGGATAAAGCGATTAAAGTATTAGATACTGTACTTAATTATATGAGTGGAAACATAAAAAGTACGAATATAAGCACAGCAAAGTCAGAAGATACGGTCATGGAGAACATCTTTAATCTTAATGGACCAAATATTAAGGGAATACCTGCTAACGAAATTATCTCCAAAACAGAAAAGAAAGTAAAAGAGAAGCCTTCAGTATCTAAGGTAGTAGAACTTGAGAGAGAAGAGAAAGCATATGTACATAAAGAAAGTGATGGATTCACTATTGGGGACAAGATAAACCTTAAAGAAGCATTATCAAAAGAACCGGAGTTCTGGAAGACAGGCATTAAGGAAAAGAATGGTGTTAATCATTATAGATGCAGATATTTGTGTCCTAGTTGTGGAACATTAAGCAATCACTATATCACACCAGAAGTAACACAAGTTAATTGTCATCAGTGTGATCAACAAATGGATGTCATACCTATGGAACAAGTGAACGGAAAAGAAAAGGATAGTAATTCAAATTACTATATTGCAGGTCATTACCAGGTAAGAGAATAGGAGGATATGAATGAAGAGTCGAAGACATAGAGCAATTTACTGGGCTTATACAGGACAGAAGAAAAAGCATAAAGTAACACGATCTTATGATGAATTAGAAGCTAGGTTTAATATTGTGAAAGCAATAAGCTTCATGGCTAACAAAGCATTTAATAAAATTGGTGAAGCAGTTAGTAAATTGAGAGTAGCCTTTAGGGATTACAAACACTTGAAGCGGTCATAAAAAAAGAGCCTTCATGGCTCTGAGATAATATACTCGACACCTATATTATATCAGAATCATGGAGGTTACTAAATGACTTTATTATTAGAGATTAAGAACCTAGATTTTATTCAAACAAGAAAGAATGTATATAACCTTTTTAACAAGTACAATAGATTACTTTGCCTAATGCCAGTAAGAAGTTATCCATCTGTTACTCAGTCATTTAGTTTAGAACCACCAACCACAGTTAAGGATCTGAATAAGATTGAGTTAAGTGTATCCAAGAACATTGAGCGTGAGCAAATGATGTTAGAAAGACAGCAATTAATGGATAATCTTCACAATGCTATTGATAATCTAAAGCCTGATGAAAAGTATATTATCGTTAATAAGTATCTACAGGAAGAGCGAGGTATAGATATTGATATTTATACAGAATTAGGTATAGGGAAGACTAAGTACTATGAGATTAAGAATGATGCTATTATACGACTTGCTTTTTATTTAGGGATGGAAGAGTATAATGACTAATTTTGAATTTATATACTGAAAGGGAGATAACTATGAGGAAATATTATTATGCATTAGCATCATTTGACGAAGACATAAAAATATATTGGGTAAAGTCGTTTAGTAAACGATATGCTAAGTTTAAACTTATCAAATATATCAGAAAGAAACATAGACCTACAGGATATGAACCACCTTTGAAATTTATCATGTATAGATATTGTAAAGAAGAAAAACCAATATTAATTTATAAAGAAATGAGCTTATGGTGATAAATAGATCTGATATTAATCAGGTCTATTTTTTTATGTATAATGAACAAATAAATACTTTAGTTACATAAAGAGTTATGCATATATAAGCTATGTATAACCAATTTTCAGATAACTTATAGAAGTATTGATATATATAGGGTTATAATAGATATGTGAGTTATACACAATATTAGATATGAATAACTCATAATAATAAATATGGAGGAATAAAGTGGATTATTTTGATATTAATGAAAAAGAATATGAAATGGATAAAAAAGAAAGTGAAAAACAATTTGAAGAAACTAAACTACTATTTAGTAATTTAGGTGACGGATTGAGAGCATTATCGTCAAAGCTTAATAAGAAGGGTTATAACTCTGAGGTAATACAAGACGATAAGGTACAACAATATAGGCTAGAAATTGTGGGATACAAGTCAATGGTAATTTACAAAAGAAATGATTATTATATATCTATATTTATAGGAAAGGATTTTGATTTAGGGATTCCTAAAGATTTAGTTAATATTAATCATTTTAATAAGAAATTAGATAATGGAATAGTTACAAGTTTCGATGTAGAAAAACTTTTAGGAGAACATTATAAAGAATTACTAATTCAAATTGATAAAGAATAATTCGCGAACTTTTCGCGAACTTTTGACGGACTTTTTGCGAACACATTTATTATTCAGTTGTATTAATATTATATTGTAGATAAATATATCAAGGGCACGAGCGATATGCTTGTGTCCTTTTGTTTGGTGGTGAAGCAATGGTGAACAAGTCTGATAGTGTATGTGCTTATCCTGGGTGTAGCAGGACTACGAGTAGTAGATACTGTGAGGCACATAGTGATACAACTAAGCAGAAGTATAAGGACTATGACCGTGAACGTAGTGATCAGCAAGAGGTAAGCTTCTATAACTCTAAACCATGGAAGGATGTCAGGGCGGCTGTACTTCAACGTGACTTCTATTTGTGTCAACAATGTAAGCGTCAGGGCATTACAACCTTTGGCAACATAGTGCATCACATAGTAGAACTTAAGGATGACTGGTCATTAAGACTAGACATGAACAACCTAGAGACTGTATGCAGTGCATGTCATAATCAAGAGCATACCAAGACAAAGAAGGGACTTAATACGAGTACTAAGAATCAAGTAATAGTCGTTGTCGGCTTACCTGGAAGTGGTAAGAGTACCTTTGTATATAACAATTGTGACAAAGTGAAAGACATCATTATAGATATAGAAGAATTAATATCAAATGTATCTAATAGACCGCTTCATGATAGAACGCATAATGCCTATGACTCTATTGAAATGGTCAGTGATATGGTCAGTACTGTATTAGACAACTTAACGTTAGAAAAGTATAAATTCAGGCGATTATGGTTAGTTAAACCAACTTTAAGCACATCAGAATCGAATAAGCTTAAGCGCATCAATTGTAAATTTGTACACATTGTCAGACAAAGAAGTTTGTGTGAACATACAGTAGAAGTTGCAGGCAGAACGATTCAAAGTAATGTATTTACTCAGATTGAAGACAACATAAATAAAATGAAACAGATTTTAAAAGTGGAAGAGTATGAAGCCTATGAAAAAATAAAATTTTAATTCATACCCCCCACCTTTAATCTCTAAGAAAAACCGTCAAAACAACGGCGCCCCAGTCAAACGCACACAAAATTCGCTCAAAAAAATCTCAGTATAGCAAAAAAGGAGGTGCATTACATGGGAAATCAAGCACAACCAATCGATTTACAATTAATACATGGCAATAAGAATCGAAGAACTAAAGCGGAAATAGAAAAGCGTAAAAAAGCTGAAGAAGCATTGAAAGCTGCAAAGGATAAACTGAAGCCACCGACATGGCTTGATAAGTTGGCCAAGAAAGAATTTAGATATATTGTAGATCAGATGTCAGAACTTGATGTATTGAATAATCTTGATGTTCATGCTTTGTCAATGTACTGTGATGCATACTCTAACTATGTTGAGATTACAAAGCTAATTAATGAAACAGGTTTAGCTAGACGTGTCGTTGTTGATTATACAGAGGACAATGAACCTATTTATGAATTGGTGATGGATAAAGAAGCGATACTAAGGAAAAAGCAATTCTATGATCAGGTAAGACAGTTAGGTATTCAGTTTGGTTTTACACCATCTGCAAGAGCAAAAATGGCACTTGCTCAGGCAAAGGCAGAAATTGAAAAAGAAGATGATGACTTTGAGGATGTGTAATGATGGAATTAAAAAACTATCTTATTAAATACTCAAATGATGTATTAAGCGGAGATATAATCGCTTGTGAAAAGCACAAGTGGGCATGTCTTCGCTTTTTAAGTGACCTGGAAAGAGAAAAGCTTAAACAGTTTCCATATGTATTTAACGAAGAAAAGGCATTGAGATTTTTAAAGTGGATGACAAAGTTCAAGCACACTAAAGGCCCATTACGTGGGACACCAATCGTACCTAATCCAATTCAAATATTCATATTTTCAAATATATATGGTTGGGTACATTATCAGACCGGTTATAGGCGATTTTCTTTAGCATACTGGCAAGTTGCCCGTAAAAATGCAAAATCACAATCATTATCATGTGTAGGATCATATGAAGCTAGTGCACTTGGTGAAGGTATGTCGGAAGTATATATCGGTGCTACTAAAAAAGAGCAAGCAAACATTATTTATAATGAGCTATCTGCTCAAATAAAGCAATCTGAATTCAAAGATAAGTTTGAAGCTAAATATGGCCGTATCGTTCATTTAAAATCAGACTCAACAATAAAATCATTATCAAAAGAGGATAATAAAAAAGGTGATGGATTTAACCCGCAATGTGGATTGATAGATGAGTATCACCTTCACGATACGACAGAAGTATATGACGTAATCCTAACTGGTATGGGAGCTCGTTCTCAACCTTTAATGTTTATCATTACAACTGCTGGTAATGATTTGAATAAACCATGTTATACAGTTGAATATGATTATGTCTCAAAAATATTAAATCCTAATATCCCTATAGAAAATGACAACTACTTTGTGATGATAAACGAGTTAGATAAAGATGACGATATACGTGATGAAAAGAATTGGCCAAAAGCGAATCCGATTGCAGCATCTCACGAAGAAGGTATGAACTACTTAAGAAAAATGTTGAAGCGGGCATTAGATGTACCTTCATACATGAAGACATATCTAACAAAGAATATGAATATATGGGTAGATGCAAAAGATAACGGATATATGAAGATGGATAAGTGGAACGCTTGTGGCCAGGAAGTGCCGAATAATTTAGAAGGAAGAGAATGTTATGTTGGAGTCGATTTATCAAAGAAAATTGACTTAACTTCTGTGAGTTTTGTATTTCCTAATCCAGACGGTACATATGACGTTAGATCACATTCATTCTTACCGGAAGAAGCTTTAAAAGAAAGAGAAAATACTGATAAAGTACCGTATTCAATGTGGGTTGAAGATGGATATCTTACGGCTACACCAGGAAACGTAGTTGATTATAACTATATAGAACACTATGTAGATATAATTGCAAAGGAAAACGGATGGAAAGTAGTTGAAATTGACTTTGACCCATACAATGCAACACACTTCTCCTCTAATATGCAATATAAAGGCTATAAGACGGTTGAAATATCTCAGACTATGAAAGTGTTAAGTGAGCCGACTTCGTTCTTTAGGGAGTGTGTTTTTGAAGGGAAAGTAAGACATGATAATAATCCGGTTTTAACTTGGGCTGTTTCAAATGCGATTGAAAAATCAGATGCACAGGGTAATATAATGCTAGATAAACAGAAATCAAAAGACAGAATTGACCCTATTGCTTCAACAATATTCGCATTTGTCAGAGCGATGGTTGATGAGGGACCTTCGATTAATGATCATATCGCTAGTCAGGAATTCACATTTTAGGTGGTGGCCAAATGTTAGAAAAATTATTAAGAATAATATTGCTATTTTTAGATGACATGCTGCTAATTGCAGGCATGTCATTAATTGTTACTGCAGCATTTATTATTGGTGTTGTATATGGGTTAGTTATAACTGGAGTAATGTTAATTGCTTTAGCGTATTTGATAGGTAGAAAGAGGTGAGTAAATGTTATTTAGCAGTAAAAAATCATTAAATGTAAATAATGAAATATATACTGGCAGTCAAAATTGGTTCAACACAATGTTTAATTCTGATATATCTTCAAAGATTACTGAAGATACAGCAATTAAAACAAGTGAAGTTTATACATGTATTAAAGTTCTTGCTGATGATATTGCAAAATATCCGATATCAGTTAAGCAAAAAGCGAATAATAAGTTAACAACAGAACATACGCATCCAGTTCATATTTGCTTGAATAAGCAACCGAATAAGAATATGACACCGTTTGTATGGAAACGTCTTATGATTTTTCACATGATGTTGTATGGTAACGCATATAACGTGATTATGAGAAATAATAAAGGTGAAGTAACTGAGATATTACCTCTAAGCCCATTAACGACTTCTAAACAATACGATAGAGATAATGCGAAATACGTATATTTCACAACGTTAAATGGTAAGCATTACAAGATAGATACTGATGATGTACTGCATTTTCTAGAGCTTAGTTTTGATGGTCATGTTGGTCTTTCACCTATAGAAGTTATTAGAGAGAACTTGGCCACAAATATTGGCGGAAACAAACACCAGGCAAAATTTTATCAAAAGAGTGCTATTCCAAGAGGTATTTTAAAGACTACTGAAATTGTTAGCCCTGAAAACAAAAAGAAATTACGTGAAGCATGGTATGAAGTAAATAATGAAGAAGATGTTGCAATTATGGACGCTGGACTTGATTTCAGTACAATAACTATTCCTCAAAAGGATGCACAATTCATTGAGTCGATGAAATTTAACAAACTACAGATTGCTGGTATCTATAAAGTGCCACCGCATAAAATTGGTGAGTTAGATCGTGCGACATTTTCTAACATTGAGCAACAGTCATTGCAATATGTCATAAATACGATTCTTCCTATAGTTACAAACTTTGAGCAAGAATGTAACGTTAAATTACTTAATATTGTTGATGAAACTGAAAATCGTTACTGTAAGTTCAATCTTGAAGCGGAATTACGTGGAGACAGTGAATCAAGAGCAAAGATGTATGAAACTATGCAACGCATTGGAGCCTATAACATAAATGACATATTAGAGCTTGAAGATATGCCTTTACTTGAAGATGAATTAGGTGACATGCATTTTGGTAACTTGAACTTAGTTCCACTAGATATTATGCGAGAGTACCAGTTATCTAAAGCTAAAGGCAGCAAATCTGATAGTAAAGGAGGTGATAATCAAAATGCCGACTAAATTCTATTCGATGAAAATATTAAACGAAAGTACAGCAGAAATTGATATTTATGGTGCGATTGAGTCTGAAGGATGGTTTAGTGAAAGTTCAGCAAAAAGATTCAACAACGAATTAAAGGAACTTGGAGATGTAAGCAAGATTTACTTAAACATTAACAGTCCAGGTGGTGACGTATTTGAGGGACAAGCGATTTATTCAATGCTTAAAAGACATAAAGCTCATATTGTTGCTCGTATTGATGGATGCGCTGCCTCCATAGCAAGCGTAATCGCAATGGCTGGTGATACTGTTTCGATGCCAAACAACGCAATGTTAATGATTCATGATCCTTGGACGTTTGCGATTGGGAACAGTCGTGAAATGCGAAAAGTTGCAGATGACTTAGATAAGATTAATGAATCTATCGTGAATACTTATCTAAACAAGACAGATGGTAAAACAACTGAAAGTAATATCAGAACGATGATGCAAGAAGAAACGTGGTTAAGTGCGGATGATGCACTTAAATATGGATTTATCGATGAAATTACAGAAGAAGTTAAAGTTGCTGCATCTATTGACAAATCTTTTGCAGAACGTTATAAGAATGTTCCTAAGAACCTAATGAGAAACGATGAATTAGAATCTGAAAAAGCTAAGGCATACGCTCAAATTATTGAGTTAGCCAAACGATAGCTACGAGGTGATCTAAATATCTCGACGCAAGTTACGTCGTTAAATAATTACTCAACTGCATGTCATTTATGACGATGCTTATTTTTTATGCAATCTACATCAAAAAACAATATAAATTGGAGGAAAAGAGATGAAATTAAAAGATTTACAAGCATTACGTGCTAAAGCTTTAGATGAAGCAACTGAAGCAGTAGACAGTGGAGATATGGAAACTTATAAAGCGAAGTATGAAGAAGCAGAGAGTTATTTAGCGCAAATTAATGCTTTAAACGATTTAGAACAAGCTAAAAATATTAATACAGTAGTTGATTTCAATGTTATGCCGGGTTCTCAATCAAAAAAAGAAGTACAAAATGAACTTAAAGCATTTGCTAACTATATGAGATCTGGAGAAGTTTCTGCCGCAATGGTAGAAAAGACTGATGAAGATGGTGGATATATCGTACCTGAAGACATCAGCATGAAGATTAATGAATATAAACGTAACTTCGAGTCTTTAGAAAACTTGGTTAATGTAGAACCGGTAAGACGTCCTAAAGGTTCACGTTTATATGAGAAGTTAGGAGACATGACTCCATTTGTTGCGGTTGAAGAAATGGGTGAAATTCCTGAAATTGATGGTCCTAAATTTGAACGTATCGTGTATGATATCAAAAACTATGCTGGTATCTTACCGATGTCGAACGACTTAATCCAAGATAGCGATGAAAATGTTATTGATTATGCTGCTCGTTGGGGTGCACGTAAATCTGTAGTGACTCGTAACTCACTTATCTTAAATGTTATTAAGACTTTAAGTGCAGTAACGCTTAAAACAACAGATGATATTAAGAAAGCAATGAATGTAACGTTAGATCCTTTATTCTTAACAACTTCTGTTATCGTTACAAACCAAGATGGTTTTAATTTCTTAGATACTTTGAAAGATAAGAATGGTAACTATTTAATGCAACCACTTGTGACTGATCCAAGTAAACGACAAATCTTTGGTAAAGAAGTGAAAGTGATCGGTAATAAATTCTTACCATCTGAAGGAACAGTAGCACCATTAATCATTGGTGATCTAAAAGAAGCGGTAACGTTATTTGACCGTCAACAACAGTCTATTTTAACAACAAATGTCGGTGGTAAAGCATTTACTCGTAACTCTACAGATATGCGATTCATCGAACGTGAAGACGTTAAATTAGTAGATAAAGCAGCTGTTGTATACGGTAAGCTTGATACTGCTGTAATTGAAACTGTTTAGGAGTGAATAATTATGGAAGTGACATTGCTTGAAGAAGTTAAAGAATTTTGCAAAATTGACGGAGATGAAGAGGATGTCACTCTCAATTCATTAATTGAAGCGGCTAAACTCTTCATCTTGTCAAAAACAAATTATCGTTTTGGATTTTTCAAAGATGTTATGGAACAACCTATGGAAAATCAACAAGCTATACTTGCTTTAAAAATGTTAGTGATGCACTGGTATGAGAATAGGGAGCCTACAGGACAAGCAGAATTAATTACTTATTCGCTCAATGCTTTAATCATTCATTTATCTATTGAATATGGTGGTTTTAAATATGAAACCATATAGAAAAGTAAATGAAAAAGTAGGCAGATTAGATAAAAGAATTACTATCATCACTACTAACGATGTATCAGAAGATGGATGGAATAATAGTGAAGAAATTGTATTTCATAAGTGCTGGGCGCAATTAGTCGATATTCGAACGAGAGATTATAATTCTGCAGTTCAAGTTGGTACTGAAAATCAAATCTATTTTAGGATTAGATTTAAAGAAGGTATCACAACTGATATGAGTATTCGTTACAAAGATGAACATTACTCAATCGTCGATATGTTAGATAAGGATGAACGATTACCATATATGTACATCGTTGCAAAGCGTACAACGTTATGAGTTTAAAGACATCTGGCTTTGATAATGCTAATTTGAATAAGTTGCTAATGAATATCAATGGCGCACGTAACAAAGTGGTTCAAGCAGGCGCAGAAGTACAGTTTAAAGCTATTAAGGAAGATATCTTTGTTGATACAGGTAAAGCAAGAGATAGGCTTGTAATAGGTAAACCACATCAAAGAAAAGGTGAAACGATAATTAAAATTGGTTGGCCAGAAGGTAGTAAGGTTGAATATAGGGTTCATTTTGTGGAATGGGGCACAGTTCATCAGAAACCCCAAATGAAAATAACGAATGCAGTAAAAAATTCAATGGAAGCTAAAAAGAGAGCAATGAATGCTGTTATGAGAAGGGAGTATGGTTTGAATGGATGATCCATATAAATTTATTCGGGATATAATCGTTTCTAATAGCGAAATCGTAAAAATGATTCCGTCAGCTAATGTAAGAAATGTAGATATTCCTGAAACTTTGAAAAGTTCTCCGCCATACATCAGAATAACGCTTTTAGATGCTCCCGATTTATCTTTCGGAGATGGTGAAATTAGAGCAGCAGGATATTATTTTCAAGTTGATATATGGCAAAAAACAGGTTTATTAACTTTAGGTAATAAGATTAAGAAATTGCTTAAGCAAAATGACTTTAGTTGTGTTGATTTTTTAGAAGCACACACAGAGAAGGTATCAGATAACGTCACGCTCTATAGAGATGCGAGACGTTATTTTTATGCATACGAATTAAAAGAAGAAGAAATTTATTAAAAAATAGGAGGATTTATATATGCCATTAGTAAAAATTACAGAAACATTAGGTTCAACAGTAAACATTAGCGGTTTTCACTTTGCAGAATTAACGACAGATGAAGCAGGTAAAGCACCAGTGTATGGTGAAATTAACCATATTCGCGGGGCACAAGATATCAAAGTAAACCCGAGTGAAGATATGATTGAGAACTGGGGAGATGGAGAAGTTCAAGAGTCTGCAGTATCTCAAGGTAAAACAAAAGTAGATTTACAAGCATTTGCGATTCCTTTAGAAACACGTGCATTTCTTGCAGGTTTAGAAGTAGATGAAGATGGATTGGTTACAAAACATGGTGGTGTTTTGAATCCACCTACAGTTGGAGCAGTATTCTACAAAGAACGTAAAAACAAAGACATCGAATGCGTTGCGCTATTACGTGGAGTATTCCAAGTAGAAGGAGACCAAGGGAAAACTGCTGACGATAAGATTGAATTTGGTAATCAATCAATTACAGGTGAGTTCTCTGGTCGTATTTCAGATGGTTTAGTGGAGCAACGTAAGTATATCAAGAAAGATGATTATGAAACATTAGACGGCTTCTTTACTAAAGTGTTTGGTAAAGCTGCACCAGTGACAGCAACGCCTAAGGGTTGGAAAGCACGTACTATTTAATAATTAGGAGGAATATTTTATGACGACTAAGAAAAATGAATCAGAAACTACAACTACTAAAGATGAAAAGAAAGAAGAGTACGTTGTAGTTATTCCTTTTTATGATGCTGAAGATAAAGGAAAGGAATATTTAATTAATGATCCATATCCAAAACCAGCAAGTAAAAAAGTGACTCAAAAACGCATTGATCAGTTATTAAAGCATGAAAATGGTAAATCATATATTCGTAAGAAGTAAAACATCAGGGGACTTGTTCCCCTTTTATTTTGGCCAAAATAAAAGGAAAAGAGGAATTTATAATGACAGAAGAATTAAATTTAGAACAAGAAGTAGAAAAGGACTTTTTAAAGGAGATTACACTAGTTAATTCAGCAGGTGCAGAGCGTACAATTACAGCACCTAAAGTTATCCCAGGGCGCGTGTATCGTAAAGCAATTTCACTAGGATATAAAGAACGTAAATTAACTTATAAGAATGATGGAAAAGGGAAATACGAATTAGACGAAGAAGGAAACTTTATTCCAGAACGATTCACTGAAGAAAAAGAACTTGAATTATTAAATGTTTACGAAGAATTTATTGTTGAATACTTTAATAATCAATTCACTGTAGAAGAGTTACAAGATGGATTAGATGCACGTATTTATCAGGAAACGTTGTTACACGCATATCATAGTGCGTTGGGAAACCGTACGGTACCAGTGAAGAAATAAGCGATGAAGATATTGAAGATGTAGATCTTGATGATGTTGTGAGGATGTTTGATAAAAATATTGCAGTCATTGCTAAATATTTTAACACTTCTCCATTAGAAATAATGAATGGAGATTATCATTACTACATGTATCAATATAATCTAGCGATAGAAGATGAAGTTAATGCTTCAACTTCAAATAATAAAAAAGTCGAAAGCCTATTCGATGCATTCTAGTGAGTGTATTGAATAGGTTTATTTTTTTGAGAAAGGAGGATAAATATGAGCGTAATTGGTGAACCAATTGGTAAATCGGTTGTTGAAGTTGGTCTTGATGATAGTAAGTTAGTAAAAGGATTATCAAATTTAAATGCTCAAATGCGTTTAGCAGATAATACATGGAAACAATCGCTTTCAACATTTAAACAATCAGATAGATCGATTGCAAAATTATCTGTAAGTGTTAAAGGTATGAGTGATAAGTTAAAGGCACAATCTCAGATTGTTGAAGCACACAAGCAGAAAGTTGCTAAACTCACGAGTGAATACGGTGAAACACATACTAAAGTTATTAAAGCGAATGCTGAATTAAAGAAACAAGAGGCGACATTTGGTAATTTAAAACGTTCTATCAGTGAAGTTACTAGTGAGATTGAACAACTAAAGAAAGCAGAACAAATCAATAATTCTCCATGGGGCAAAAGAAGTCAAGAACTACAACTTTATAGTGATAGACTTTCTGCTGTTGGAGATAAGATGACGAGTATCGGACAGAATATGTCTATGACTGTAACTGCTCCGATTGCTGCTGGATTTGGTGCAGCTGTTAAAACATCTATGGACTTTGAAGCGCAGATGGATAGAGTTGGTGCTATTTCAGATACTACAGGTAGTAAATTTAATAATATGACAAAACTTGCTATGGAACTTGGTGCAAGTACTACGAAGTCAGCATCTGAAGTAGCAAAAGGTATGGAAGAAATGGCTGCAAAAGGCTATAATGCTAACCAAATTATGCAAGCTATGCCTGGTATTATTTCTGCTGCTGAAGCTTCTGGAAGTGATATGGCGCAAACTGCAGAAGTAATGGCTAGTGCTATGAATGCCTTTGGTATTGAAGCAGGGAAATCAGGACATGTTGCTGATGTTCTCGCTCAAACTGCAAATCAATCAGCAGCCGATATTACAGATATGCAATATGCACTTAAATATGCTGCAGCACCTGCACATTCTTTAGGAATGAGTTTAGAAGAAACAAGTGCATCTATTGGAATGATGGTTGATGCAGGTCTTAAGGGTGAGCAAGCAGGTACTACATTGCGTGGTGCGTTATTAGGTCTATTAGATCCGTCTGAGCAAAACTCAAAGACGATGGATAAAATGGGAATTGCAATCACTGATAATGAAGGTAACTTCGTTGGAATGTCTAAGCTTATTGGTAATTTACAAGAATCAATGGAAGGTATGACAGATACTCAAAAAGCAGCGACTTTATCTCAACTTGTTGGAAAAGAAGCAGTTTCAGGTATGTTGGTCATGATGCAAAAGAGTCCTGAACAAATCGACAAAATGACAAATGCTTTAGAACAGTCAGATGGAGCATCTAAGAAAGCAGCAGATGCAATGATGGACAACTTAAAAGGCGCAGTCGAAGAAATGAAGGGTGCTTTTGAAACGTTAGGTATTCAAGTTGGCCAAGATTTAACTCCTATGATTAAAGGCCTTGCAGACGGTTTACAACGAGCAGCAACTAACTTCTCTGAAATGCCTGGTTGGGCTCGTAAAACTGCAGTTGGAATTGGCCTAGTTGCAGGTGCAACAGGTCCAGTTATATTAGGACTAGGAATTGTTGCAAAATCTGCAAGTACTGCAGCATCTGGTTTATCAAGGTTAACAGGAACGTTTGCAAAGAATACTGTAGCAGCAGAAGTTAATGCAGCGGCAAATTTAGCAGCTGGAGCATCTATTGAAAAACAAGGTGGAAAACTTGGGAAGGTTACAGGATTATTCACTAATCTTAGTAAAGGTGCAACTGGTGCAGCAGATTCTGTTGGTTTATTAGGTAGAGCAGGAAGTATTGCAACTAAAGGTATAGGATTATTTGCTTCTGGTCCAGTGGGTATTGCAATTGGAGTTGTTGCAACTTTAGGAACAACCTTTAAACTTGCTTATGATCATATTGGTTGGTTTCATGATGGTGTTGAAAATACAAAGAAATTACTTGGAGAAGTCGCATCAACAATTGATTTTGATTGGGTTGGCAACTTAGGTAATGGTATAAAGGATACTGGTAAGTGGTTAGCTGATTCTACTGGTAAACTTGCGCGTTTTGGATTTGAAATCAGTCCTATTGGCATGATCTCTAAAAATACATTTAAAGTAGTAGGAGATTCGGTAAAGAAAGCTACAGATACGGTTGATGTCTTTGGAAAAGGTGTCGGCAAGTCAACCAAGAAAGTGCTACAAGAATATACAGACCTTTCAATGAAAGCTTCTAAAAAACTTGAAGATCTTAAGATTAGTCACAAGACAATCGGAGATCAACAATATAAAGAAGTTATTTCTATATATTCAAAGATAAACGATGATGTTACTAAAAAACTTGATGAACGTCATAGGAGAGAAACTGACGGCCTTAAAAAGTTATTGGCAGATACGAAAGGTATTTCGAATCAAGAGAAAAAAAGGGTACTAGCTGAAGCGCAATCAGGAAATTCAGCAGAAGTGAAAGCAGCTCAGGATATTAATAAACAAATAACGAATATCTACAAGAAAGCCAAGAATGAAAAAAGAGCATTAACTCGTACTGAAGAAAATAAGATAGCTAACTTACAGAAACAAATGGATCAGAAAGTTGTTGCTTCATTAAGTAATAGTGAGAAAGAGCAAAGAATTATATTAGGAAAATTAAAGAGTAACAAGAAAACTCTTTCTATTCAAGCTGCATCTGAAGTGATTAAATCGTCAGCTAAAGAGCGTGATGAATCTATTAAGAATGCACGTAAAAAACGTGATAAAACGATAGATGAAGCAATATATCAACGAGATATTACAAAAAATATATCTAAAGAGCAAGCAGATAAAATCATTAAGGATGCCGAAAGACAGTACTCAGGCTCAAAGAAGAATGCAGAAAAGCAACATAAAAGTGTGGTAGATGAAGCTAAAAAGCAAAATAAAGGTGTTAGAACAGAAATTGATTCTCAAACTGGCCGTGTATTATCTCAGTGGGAAAAAACAAAGAAAAATGTAAGTTTATCAGCTTCGTTTTTGACATCATATGTGAATACGCAATTCAAGAAGTCTTATGAGAACACTTCGAAATGGATGTCTGAAACTAAGAATTCAATTGGTAAAAAGTGGTCAGAGATTAAGACAAATGTGTCAAACTTTGCAGAAGATACAAAAAAAGCTGCCGTAGATAAATTTGAATCTATGTACGATGGAGCAACAAAATGGGTAAGTAACATCGGTAAATTTATTACAGATTCAAAGAAGGGCATCACTGATAAAGCGTCTAGCATGGGTAAAAGTGTTGCAAATGGAGCAATCGGTGGACTTAACGGCATGATTGATGGAATCAATAAAATTTCATCGGGTATCATGGATAAAAACTTACTGAGCAAAATCCCTACGCTTTCTACGGGAACAGTTAAAGATGGCGCTATTGCTAAACCAACTCTTGCAGTTGTAGGAGATAAAGGACCAGGCAATGGACCTAATGGATTCCGTCAAGAAATCATTCAACGTTCAAACGGTGATATGCATTTAACACCAGCAAAAGATACATTAGTTCATCTTGGTAAAGGCGATCGCGTATTCAGTGGTGCTGAAACATATTCTATGTTGAACGGTAATATACCTCACTTCAGCAAAGGGACAGACGATAATTTTTATTCTAAATTGAAAAAAGGTGCTCATAACGTTAAAGAACATGCTATGGATGGCATTGGTGCAGTGAAAAAGGGTGTAAGTCATAAAGTTGGCCAAGCAAAAGATGTAATTGGTGACATTATGGATTATATTGAAAATCCAAAAGCTTTAGTAGATAAAGTTCTAGATAGTATGGGTATTGATTTCAGTGGTTTAGGAGCAACAGGAACGCTAGCTAAATCTGCTTATAATAAGTTAAAGATTATGCTTCAGAATAAAATTAAAGATTGGTTTGAGTCATCAGGAGGATACGGATTTAATCCTTTTAGCAATTGGAAAAAAACTCCTGGACGAGGTTGGGCAGCTGGTGGACATGCTGGTATCGACTATGCAATGCCTGCTGGAACTCCGATTCCTTCACCAATAACTGGGGAGGTATTACAATCATGGTTCTCTCCTTATAAACCATCTGGTGGTAATGAGGTTCAGATATTTGCTGATGGATTTACTCACATTCTAATGCATATGTTGAATGGCAGTAGAAAAGTGAAAAAAGGAGATCACGTTACTGCAGGTCAGATTATAGGTAAAGTAGGTAACACGGGTAACTCGTTCGGTGATCATTTACATTGGCAAGTAAATAAAGGCCGAGGATATATGCGTAATGAAGATTCAATAGACCCTGAACTTTGGGCGAGAAAATACGCAAAAAGTAGTTCTGGTAAAGGTACGTGGACAAGTCAAATCAAAAAAGCTGCTTCCAAAATGGGTGCTAAGGTAAACAATCAAGACATAAGTGATATTATGTCATTGATTAATAAGGAATCTAGTGGCAATGAGACGGTTGTTCAACATGGTTATGTAGACAGAAATACCGGTGGAAACGAAGCTAGAGGATTACTTCAATATACTCCAGGGACTTTTGCTGGGTATAAAGTACCTGGTTACGGTAATATTCTTAGTGGATATGATCAACTACTCGCCTTCTTTAATAACTCAAACTGGCGCGGTGATTTATCAGCGTGGCAAAGAAGAATTGCAAGCGGTTCTACAGGATGGGGCCCAAGTGGTTCAAGAAAGTATTCAACTGGTGCATATATCAATGAGGCACATAATGCAATCGTTGGCGATAAAGGGCCTGGTAATGGTCCTAATGGATTTACTAGGGAACTTATTCATCGTTCTAATGGTGATGTTCAACTGACACCAAATAAAGATACGTTGGTTAATCTTGGTAAAGGTGATAGAGTACTAAACGGCAGTCAAACATATTCTATTTTAAGTGATATTTTCCCAAAATTCAGTAGAGGTACAAAGCAGAAAACTCACAGAGTTAAATGGGGAGACACGCTTTGGGATATATCACGTAAGAATGGTACTACTGTTAAAGCGTTACAACTTTTAAACGGTATTAAAAACCACTTAATTTATCCTGGTCAGATCATCAAATTAACAGGGTCTATTACTAATTTAAGCAAAAATGTATCAAAGCAGACTAAAGTACAATCTAAGCCTAAAGCATCTACTTCATATATCAGTAGAGCACAAGCACTTTATAATACTGGTAAGTCAATTCTTAACAGAGGTAAATCAAGTAATAAAGTCACTGGTAAAGATGATGTTAACCTTGGAACTTTGATAATGAATAATACTAAGAATTTAGGTTCATTATCACTTGAAGCTGCACAGAAGAATATAGACACCATTGTTAAAAAAATAAATTCTATGATTACTTCAAGTACTGGTAAGATTTCTAGTTTAAATAATAAGATTAGTAAATCTACAAACAAGAAGACGATCGCTAATGCTAGAAACGATATCAAGGCATATAAAGCACAGATTGCTAGTCTTAAAAAATTAAAGCAGAATGAAGTATTAAAAACGAATTATCTTAAAAATTTGATTAAAGAAAAATCCAGTTTAACTGCTAAACTTAATCAACGAACAGAAGAAGGCAAGGCATTACAAGAAGAAAAAACAAATTATCGTTCTTCTATAGCGAGTAACCTACAGAACTATGCAGGCTTCGGTGTTGCAAAAGGGCATACATCAAGAGACTTTGTTTCATTCATGAAGTACAGATTAAGTAAGATGAAAGAATACGCTTCTAATGTCCGCAAACTTAAAAGTATGGGATTAGATCCAATTCTTTTAAGAGAGTTATTAGCTGGTGGTATCGAGAACTCTATGCCTCGTGTAGCAGCATTAGTAAAAGGTGGAAAAGGATATATTGGTCAGATTAATACATTACAAAAATCTATTAATGCTGAAGTAAATAAAATATCTAGTGAGCAAGCTAACTTTGGATATAACAGTGATATTAATGCTAATAATAAACAAATTCAAACATTGAAGAATCAACAAAAGAAAATCGACAAAAAGAAAGTCGTTTATCTAAATGAGCGTAAACGTATTACTAAGTCTAATGTAAAAGCTAATCCGAAGAAACCTATAAGTAATACCTCACATACTGTAACTACAATGCGAACACATAATATCAAGTGGGGAGATACTTTGGGGCATATTGCTCAAAGATATGGCACTACAGTAAATGAACTTAAGAAAGCTAATAACCTTAAGTCAGATATGATTTATGCAGGCAGAACGCTTAAAGTACCAACGAAAAAAGTAGTTCAGTTACCGAAAACGCAAACGGCATTAGATAAATCTACTAAATACATCATGGACACTGCAAAGCGTTATCAGTTAGTTAATAACTCTAGCAAGCTGAATAATCTGCAGAAACAACTTAACAAGATTAAGTCAGATAAAGATAAGAAAAATGATGTAGTGATTACGAAGTTAGAAAAAACACTGCGAGACTTAACTAAAAAATATGACAAGCAAGACGATGTAGTTAAATTGCTTCAACAACTTGTCAATAAAAACCCTGATATCCTTTTAAATGGTGTCAAACTTACGAAAGAAATGGATAAATTGTTAGCAACTAATTCAAAGATTAACGCAAGGAGGAAAGCACGATGAGAATAAAATCAACAGGATTCACTTATAATAATAAACATTCATCTGCATTTGATATCCGTATTACCGATATCAATCTTCCTTTGCCTGAATCTAAAGAAATAAGAGAGACAGTTCCTCATATGGATGGGGATTATGATTTCACTAATGCATATGGTCCTACAAAGTTTAATAATCGTAAAATCACAATTGATGGTTTTGTAATACCTGAAATCAATCAACGTATGATGCAATTGAAACGTGAAATTGAAACCTGGCTTTATAATGTCGGATGGCTAGAACTAACCGTTGATTATGATGAAGAGCATTACTATATTGCAAAATGTAATTCATGTACATGTAAACTGAATGTTAAAGAAAAACGTTTGGATATAAACATCGACTTTGAAGCTAAACCAAAAGCGATAAGTAAGTTAGATGGTAAGGCGGTGCTTTAATGTATACTGTGAATTTAAAACGATTTGATAATACGGATAAAGTGACAATTTGGGACTATAGAAGAGATAATAATATTATGAAGTCTGGAACACTTGATAAAAGTGTAGATCAGATAGATGAGTTTAAATTTGAACTTATTAATGATAGTCGTCAATTCGAGTCATTTTTAACACTCGTTGAAATAAAGAATGAATTAAAGAATAACATCGTATTCCGAGGAAGAATTTTAATACCGTCTCAGCATATGGCTGAGGACGGTATTTTTAATTCTGATTATACGGTTGAAGGTGCTGCTGCTTATATGCATGACAGTTATCCCTCTTATAGGTTTTTTGAGAGTACGACTCCAAAATCATATATCACATTTTTAGTTAATGAACATAATAAGCAAGTTGAATCATATAAACAGATAAAACTTGGGACTGTAAATTTTACTATGAAAGAGCAGGTATCAGAAGCTGTAGAGTATGATACAACAAAATATGCATTCACTTATCTAGAGAAGACGGTATGGCAGCATATTGTTGATGACTGTATTGGTCGTTGGGGTGGTGAAATATTAGTAAGATACGAAGCGGATGGAACTTATATTGATTGGTTAGATCCAATAGGCACAAAGAAAGATGCTGTTTTAAGAATTGGAAAGAATATTAAATCATTCTCTAAATCTATTGATCCAACAAATGTTGTGACACGTTTAATACCATTGGGACCTGCAGAAGAAAGTGCTGCTGGACAGTCGCAAAGATTAACCATAGTTGAAGACTCGCGAAGCGGCGGTAAGAATTACATTGATATACCTGAATTACAGAAGATATATGGGATTCAAAATGGTATAGAGATATTTGAAGATGAGTATACGCCAGACACATTATATAATGCTGCAAAAAGGAAAGTTGAGGATATAAAGAAGAATTTAGTAAAGCAGCAAATGCAGATTAACTTACTTGATTTATCATACATCGGTATAGATCCAGATGAGTATGAACGAGGTCATCAATATGAAGTGTTCTTTGAACCTTTTGATGTTAAAGAGTGGATGCGAATTATATCAACAAATGAAGATATCACCAATCCACATAATAAGTCAGTCGTTATAGGTGAAAAGCCATTATCTATTGACGATGTGCAGAAATCTATAGCAGAACAAAGAACAAAGTTGTTACAAAGAAAACTAACTGAATCAACAACAGCCCTCAACTCAAAAATCGGTGCAGTATCTAATGATCTGCAGAACGTAACAGAAGGGTTCAACCAATCTACTTCAACGCTACAATCAAACATTCAGTCTCAGCAACAGTTAATCACTGGTGTTACTTCAGGTGTGACATTGAGTGATATTAACGGATTTCAACCAATCAAGAACAGTACGTTGAACGTTGGGATGTCAGTATTCAGAGTAAGTCCGCCACAAATAGATTACGGTGTTCAAATTAGCGAAGGTTTCTTCACTACAACGAGTAATACACCACTTCAGTTTGATGGGTATACCGTTATACATTTTCAAAGGTATCTCAAAGTAAGTTTCTCATCTTATATGAGTGATGGTGGAAGTGGAGTAATAGAGGTCTTTAGCTATGATGGTATAACAACGACTTACTATAATTCAGTTATTGTAGATTCTATAGGTAAAGGCAATCAGAGGTTGAATGAGTTATTAATTGATTTAGGAAGACCAACAAAAAGAGTGCTTAACTTCTATTTCAGAATTAAATCGAACAGTGCATCGAGTATTAATGTAAAGACCTTATATGTTGGAACAACAGATTATTAGGAGGGATGATATGGAAGCCTGGGCAGTATTAACTAAAATAATCGATGGAGAAGAAAAGATAGTTAAAGCAGGACTGAATCTCGTAGTAGATGATGACTATGACAGAGCAATCATTGTCGATGAAGTAAAAGCAAGACAATCAGAAATGTTAGAGGTAAAAGACGGAGTTGTATCAGTGAAAGCTGATGCGACTCTTTTAACTTTGAAAGAACTAAATGAAGTAACGAAACTAAAAGAGATTATACCAGTAGTGATCTCTAAAGAAGCGGAGGAGTAAGATGGATATTAATTCTATAAAGACAAAGGATAGTTTTCACAATTACGTTACTATCAAGCAATCAGATAATACAAGTCCGATAGAGGTCCTTCTATGCGATTCCAAAGGGGCTCTTCTATCTAATTTAAATGAAAAGTGCACTGTATCTATCTATGACGCTATCTCGAGAGAGGTAAGGCAAGTAAGTGACGAACAGATAGTAGATGGTGTATTAAGTTTTAAAATTGTAAATGATCTATTCCCTTACACGCATAAACTTGAAGTCACAACATATTCTGGTGTAAAGTTTCCTGCAGATGATGACTTTCAAATTTTCGTATCTGAATCACATAATAGTAAGTTGCTTAATATTATTAAATCAATACCAATGGAACTCGCTCTTAAAGTAGTGACCCAGCAAGTAATGGATAGATTTATTACAGCAGATGAAAACTTTAGAACATTATCAGAAAGCATGAGCACTAAAATCAATGAGTTAAGCGGTTCACTTCTATCTTATATAAAAAAAGGAGAAGTGTCAGTATCAGATATAGATTTTAATAAAGGAAAGCTAGATGGAAATGCCTTCGCAGATAGTTTTCTCAAAGAGTTAGGTAATGGGAATATAGTCACAACTTCATTAATTGATAGTAGTGTGACTACAAATAAGTTAGCAGATCTGGCAGTTACTTCGCAAAAATTATCGACTGATGCTATTGAAAGGACTGTTTACGAACAGATTATTAGAAATGTAAAGTATGACAGCTTAAATGTTGTACTTTATCCTACGAATAACATGCATTTAACAACATATGCGAGTGCAGTAGGAGATACTTACTACAGTTCTATCGCTTCAAACGGAGCTACACCTGCAAATTCATTCGATAATAATAAATCTGTTACTTTATCAAATGCAGGTTACTTTTTCTATACAGTTAAAAAAGTTGGTAAATTCCTAGAAACAGGTAAGGTATCTTTTTTATTAGAAAATAGTAGTGCTGAAACATTAGTGCAGTTTAGATTTTTCAATGACTCTAACACGCAAGTAGGCAATATCACACCTATACCATTGATAAAAAACGGTGTCTACATGATTGAAAATGTGACGATACCAACAGAAGCTACGAAGATTGAATTACGAATTGACAATCGTAATACATCTAAAAGCACTACTGCGAAGAATCTCCTTATCACTCCTTATGAAAGAATCGTATTAGAAGATGATAAATTATCGATTTTAAATAAGACGGTTAACGTATTAGATAATGCAGTACAGCTATTAAATGTTCCTGAGAAAAAAAAGGGTGTACTTCTTAAGAATCCTAATGGGTTTACAGGAACACCTAAGCAATTAGTAAATAGAATTTATAAAGATGCTTATGGCATGCCTTTCACAGACTATGATGTAACAGAAAGTAAGCTTTATAAAGGTAAGACTTATTATGTCGATTATAAAAATGGTAGTGATTATAGCGATGGACTCACTAAAGAAACTGCTTTTAAGTCATTTAAAAAAGCGGCTGAAAGGACAGATGTAGGAGAAATCTGTTTTAAAGGTGGTAAACACTTTAGATATAATTCAACGTGGCCAACGACGATAACGAGAGCGATCAATATGACAAGTTATGATGGCATTGCTCAGTTAATTATGGCTGATGACATTGAATGGTCGCTTGTTTCAGGATACACAAACGTGTATACGATAAAACGTGGAGCAGTTGGGAAAGTAGTAGATTTAAGTAGAAAGGAAGGTACACCCTATAAAGAGTTTAAAAAAGTTAATTCTATTGATGAAGTACAGTCAACTGTTGACAGTTACTATTATGATGGTTCAAATGTATATGCGAGATACTCTGTTCAACCAAAAAAAGATGAGTTAGTCGCTTTATTGCAATCAAACAACGTGAGAATTACTACTAACTTAGATTATTTTTATATTCAAGATATAGAGCTAATCGGAGGTATCAGACCTTACAGGAACGAATCAGAGGTAAGCGAGGAGTATTTCAAGAATGTAAAGTTTCTTCACGCTACTGAAATCAACGGTAATGGTTTAGAAATCGTTGGTGGAAGGACTGCGATCGCACAAAAATGTATAGCATCTTCTAATGTTATGGATGGATTCAATTATCACATAGGTGCGACAGGAAGTATTCCAATTATAGCTGAAATCGATTGTCTAGCAGAAGAGAATGGTATTGATAAGGGGGCGATATCGGGCAAGTCCAATAACGGCAGCACTTTACACGATGGTATAAAAGGCGTACGTATCAATGGTATATATACTAAAAATGACGGTGGGAATATCGCTGACGTTAATCCAGGGACTCAATCGTGGAATCTAGGAGTGACAGCGTTCGATTCTTATCAAAACGCAGACTTTATGCTTTCTGATAGTGAAATGTGGTTGGACGGGTGTACTTGTTACGGTAGCGTTTTAGGCTTACAAGTAGGTAATAATTCTACTGCATATGTGCGAAACAGTAATTTGCAACATGAGTTAGTTGTTGAAGGGGCTTCAAAAGTTGAATATTAAGGAATGAAAGTAGGATAAATGAATATTGTAATTCAAATGAAAACATTTAATCTAATTTGATTAGAAGTTGCAAAAAAAGAACATACATTCTCTTATCATTTTCTTTTAGATAGCGTATATTTAAAAGAAAATGGAAGAGAGTGATATTATGTCTGAAATTACATTAAGGGTGTTAGATTCTGAAAGTGAATTTCATTCCGGTTATGGAGCTGGCGCAGGTTCAATTGATAAAACAATTTATGAATGTCCATGTGGTAAAGGAAAGGTAATTTATACGAAAGATAATATACCTGGGTTTAGAGATAGCGATATCCAATGTGACTGTAAAGAATGTAATGAAAAATACGAGTTCAATAAGAATAGAGCGATAATTAAATAATTTGTTCTGAATAAGAACCTCTAATCACACATGACGATTAGGGGTTTTTATTATAAATAAATCTAAAAAGGAGTTGATTAGAATGAATAGAATTGAAGATGTTACACCTGATGATTCAAAGATTTCGCGACCACTATCGACACCTGAGAAATTGACATGTGCATCAACATTTACATTTGGGCTCTATTCATTAGCTAGAGCATCGTTCTGGATATTAGAATCTGATTCTGCAGTGAATGATAGTCCGTTATATGAAGCGCTCCACCAAGTTTTTCCTTTGTGGACCTGGGGGACAGTCATTATGTTCTTCAGCATATGTCTGATAGCGAGCTGTTTCTATATCCCACACCGACTGACGAGAAAGATTTATGATCTTCTAGTAATGATAGGTGGTATCGGACTATCATTTTTTTATTTCTTTTTAGCGGTTGCAGGAATAAACAATTCGATTAATTGGTTAACACCTACAGGCTTCTTGATACTGTCAGCAGGTCTAGGTGTAATCGGATTTATAGGTGGTGTTAGCTATTTTGGAAAACGATAGAGTCGAGTCTGTAAAGGATTTACAGATACTGCATGAGCGTGATAAACGTAAGATTTATCAGTATATTGATGAAGTTGATGACAAACATACAAGTAACTATCACTTGCTCGACAAAGCGATAACGCTATTTAGCGAATCACAGAAACCACTTGTTAAATCACTTACTAACATTGAGGGTCAGATGGTAACGTTAAATGATACGATGAGTGGATTTAAAGGTGAAGTTGATAAGTTAAAAGGTAAAGTAGATTCACATGAAGAATTTATCAGTAAACGTAAGAATGCGAACGACAAGATCATAGTTGCAATCATAGGTGCTTTCGCTACAATCGGCGGAAGTGCCTTTGCTTTTGCTCAAATATTTTTTAAATAAAGGACGTGCCATTTGGTGCGTCTATTTTAATTGGAGGAATTTATAAATGAATAAAGAATTACAGTTAGCTTTGACACGTTTAGTCTGTTTATCACTAGCATTATTGAATTCAATTTTAGCGCATTACGGTAAACCGTTAATACCGATTGACGACCAATTCATTAATCAAACATTAAGTGATTTGATATTGATTGTTACATCAGCGTGGGCGTACTGGAAAAATAACAATATCACTCATAACGCACAACAGGCACAGAAATTTAAAAAAGTATTAGATGTAGAAAAAAACAACGAAAATATGGAGGGGAAATAATATGACATATAAAATTATCAATTCATGGTTACCAGCAAGCAAATATAGTTTAAAAGCACCTTTCTCAATGGATGCTGAGTATATTACAGTTCACAATACAGGGAATACAGCGAGTGCAAGAGAAGAAGCAACATATCACAATTCAAATAATAATGAAGTATCTTTTCATGTAGTAATTGATGAAAAAGAAGCTGTTCAAGTAATTCCTTTTAATCGTAATGCTTGGCATTCTGGAGATGGTAGAGGCAACGGTAATATGAAATCAATTGGTGTGGAAATTGCACGATCAATGGACAATGGGTATAGTGGCCCTAAGTCAAAACGTTACATGCAAGCAGAAGAAAATGCAGCATTATACATCGCACATGTCATGCATGAAAAGGGTTGGGTCATGGATAGACTAAGACGTCATTATGATTGGTCCGGTAAAGACTGCCCTCATAAAATGCATGCTACAGGAACATATCAACAATTTAGAGATAAGGTTGAAAGTCATCTTAATGCATTAAGAAGTGGTAAAAAAGTTCAAGCAAGTACGGTTAAAAAACCGGTAAAGAAAGTACCAGCAAAAAATACAGGTGGATGGCAAGTAAATAAATACGGTACTCGTTGGAAAAATGAAAAAGGTACTTTCATTAATGGTAGTGAGCCTATCCAGGCTTATTATGTAGGCCCATTCGTAATTGCTAAAAATAAAGCTGCTAAATTGCCACCTAAAGAACCTGTAAATTATGATGAGGTAATGGTGCAGGACGGTCATGTGTGGATTGCATACGATGCGAATGATGGAAAGCGTATCTATTTACCAATTAGAACACATAAAAACGGAGTAGACGGACCTTTATGGGGAAAAATTAAATAAGTTTGATATTAAGCCCTGCACTCGATTTGAGTGTGGGGCTTTTTTTTGTTCGGTCATATACCCGAATTATTTAATATTCGGTTAAATAGCCGAAAGCACCTCATCAATTAAGAAGAGGTGCTTTCTACTGTACCCGCATTATTAAAAAAGTTCCACCAAAGTTCCACCACTTTTACCCAATAATATACGATAATATACGAAATGCAATAAAAGTTGAATAAAAGAAAAAAACGCTGCAACCCTTTGATAATAAAGGATTTACAGCGTTTTAGTTTTAATAAGTTAATTAGCAACTTATTAACGTGAGTAGTACTCAACGTCTGTATAATATCCTTATTTATCAAGGCTTAGTGCTTATTTAATCCGAATGTTCCACCAAAAGTTCCACCACTTTTAGTTTTTCATCAAAAACGTCTACAAGTTGAGTCTCCATTTCTTCAGTTACATGTGCATAGTTACTAATCACCACTTCAGGAGTATTCCCTAATCTTTTCGCGATAGTCATGAATGACATATTTTCTCCTGCAAGAATAGTAGCATGTGTATGTCTGAACCCATGGGGAGTTATACTTATACCAGTTCTTTTTTTAACTCGCTTAAGAAGATATGTGATGGTTGTGTGCCCTATACGAGTACCTTTCTGATCACTGATGAATACATAATCATTATTATTAAGTGCTTTACCGTTATTAAATAATCTCTGTATGCACCATGATCTATACTTCTTTAAATCTGAAATAACTTGTTCTGATATAGGAATTCTTCTCATCTTCTTATTTTTGGTGGACGAAATCTTACTGTGTTTTCTAGATGCTTTAATTGTAATCATTCTGTTTTCAAAGTCTATATCATTCCAGGTTAAAGCGAGTAGTTCACCAACTCGACAACCTGTAAAAGATAAGAACAGAATTATGATATAATTTGATATAGGTTCATTAGCATGAACATCTTCTATAATTCTATTCAGATCATTGAGGGTAACATACTTGACTCGTTTATCCTCGATGATTGGTAGATTAGCATCTACAATCTTATTAGATGGTATTAATGCACGTTTAACGGCTGCATTTATACAAACATTCATATAAGTATGGTATAAACCAATTGTTGACGGCTGCATGAAGCGGTCCTTTGATATATATGTTTTCTCAAGTTGCTTAATAAAAAGTATTTCATATCTCATTAAGTCCAAATCTTTAAGCTTGATATGCCCGATTAATGGCTTTATATAATCTCTTCCAGCTGAAATCCTACTAGTTTTTGTATTGTCGCTCCATTGAGTATTAATTTCAATCCACTTATCATACCATTGTCCGACCGTTAAATTTGTGGGGTTAATCTTTGATAGTTCATTATCATCAATATATATTAACATCTCCAATGACTTTCTATAAGCAGTTTTTTCATCTTTAAATCCTGATTCGCTTTTTTCTTTTCTCTTGCCTGATTCATCATAGTATCTAATCTTATACATATAAAACAAACCTTTTTTCGTCTTATATGAATAGACATTTTCATAACGTTTAGATTTGATATATTGATATTTACTCATTGTTATTCCTCCTGTGTTTGCGGGCACAGTAGAGTAGAAGTAAAATCAACTATATTTTGCTAATATCACCGCCTTTCATTAATTGTAGATATGAATATTTTACTACCAAATATTCTTATCTAAAGTATTAATTCTAAAAATAAAATCTTGTGGGATACCAGAAACAGAATGGAAATAGCTTATAAAATCATTACCATATTTATTATGGTAAGAATCATATAAAGTTTTTATATCAGCAATAAAGTTATTTCGAATTAATTCATATGGATTTAAAATAATAATCAATAGAAATATAATAAAAATTCTGTTCTTTATATCCATAAATTCACTTTTTGATAACACTGTGCTGCTGCATAAAGAAGATATAATATCGAATTTGACAACTTTGTCTGTAGAAAAACTAAAACAATGTTGACCATGTGCTATTTTATTGCGGAAGCTATGCATATATTTTATACCCGATATAACTAATTCATTTTTATCATCAATTAATATGGCTCGTTTTGAACTAATCAGTTCATTTGCAATAGTATGCTTTATATCTGTATCTATTACACTATATAAATTAATGAAGTCTCCTAAATCAACTTGTGAAAAATAAAGCCATGGAGGAATTTTATTTTCATCAGTATAATTTGAAAATGGTTTTTTTGAAAATGAGAATCTTTTTTCAAATTTTTTATCTATAAAATTTATTTTTGGACTAACAATTTTGCTTTTTGTATATTTTTCAGCATTGAGGTATTCATCTTTATTAATACCTATTTTCTTACCGATCTGATGACTAAATAGAGTCTTTAATGTTGATTCTGTTTGTATAAGGTACTTAAATAACAATGATTGTAAATCAAAATCAAACATCACTAATGTTTCAATATCTTTGAATGAAATTTCTGGATTTGATCCAATTAAAAGTTTAATGTAATCTGTGAGTATTTTATCATATCCATGAAACTTTAATGCTGGTAATATATCATAATTAGGTTCAACTAAAATACCTATTTCACTAATCTTTTCTACTTGCTGTTTATACGTCAAAAATTCAGGCATCATAACCTCCTAAAACGAAAAAACCCCTAGTGCAATATATTGCACTAGGGTGATTCGGTCTGAATCTAAATTTTCGGCCCACTTTGGTGAGGGCTTTCAGTGCATATAATATATCATATATTATTCTATATTTCAACAATATCACCAATTTTAATAGGCTCATCTGTAATTTGTCTTTGAATAGGCTTTCCATCAAATTTGAATCTCTGTTTAAAAAATGGTAATGCGTTGTGAATTATGTGAGGAGGCAGTGGTTGATTTTTAATTACGCAAATTGAAAATCTTTCTTTAACAGTAATTACTTTAACTTGAGCCTTAATGTTTGAAATTTTACCTAGTATTTCACCACTAAAAGGATCTTTTACTTCTTCACCATTTTTAGACAGAATATTTAAGTCCATACCTTCACTTATTCCATCAATCGCGCCAGCAGAGATTATAATTTTATAATCATCAATAAAACCAGAAACACCAATTATCTTATTCATATTTTGTAGTACCTCTTTCACCATTCATAATCATTTCTCCTATAAATTTTTTTTATTTCCATAGCTTATTTAATTCAGGATTCTTAAAATCTATGGTTAGTTCTTCTTTTTCGTGATCTGCATCAAGTTTCCAGGCATAGTCATCACTCGACTTTGTGATTAAATTACCATCAGATGTATATTTATATTCAATTAATCCAAGAGTAATAAATGTATTGTCACTAGAATGTCTGCATATAATTATTGTTTTATCGTCTGAGTACAATGCAATGTTAGGTGAACTAAAATTTTTAAGCTCCCATTCCTTTATGTGTTTCATTTTTAATCCCCTTCAAACAATTATTAAATGTAGTTATATAAATTAATTCTGTGATTTCTCTGTATATTTCACATCAATACTTGGATCAGCATTTACATCTTCATGTTTCAAATCATAGGTACCATAATAAGTATACCTTTCACCTGTTGCCCATGGTGTATCAGTGTAATTTAAAGCTGTATATGTACCAGTAACTACATTATTCTCGTCATTTGTAACTATGGTAGCTTCTTGAATGCCCAGTTCATTTTCAAATAATGCGACTATTTTTGCGTCGGTAATTTTTAATTTTTCTTCATGTTTATACTTCTGTTGATCAAATTTTTCAGAATCTACATTAGTACACTTATCTTTGAATTCTTTTTTTAAATTAGAATTTTTATCTTTATTAACATCGGTTTTTACTTCGTTCGAATTGCTATTAACTTTTTTCTCTTCACTATTACCGCATGCTGATAACAATAAGCTAGAAGCCATTAAAGTACATGTTAAAATTTTATAATTCATAACGTGTGTCTCCTTTAGTTTACTTCGTGATATTCTGTGATATTCAATGGATCTAATAAAATACGGTAGTTTCTATGCATAACCACTAAACCATATTTTTGTTTTAAGTGTTCTAATGCTTTTAAAACAAATTCTTCTGTGACATCAAAATAAGATGACATGCTATAAAGATTGTGTATTCCATCTTTCCATGCAAAAATTAATGAGTCGAAGTTAATAATTAACTCATATCCTTTTTTACGTGCTATAACTTCCTGCTTAGCATTATTTTTATAATCAGTTATATCTCCAGCGCTAGTATAGTAATGGCCAATTTCTTCTGATAAAATCTCCACTCTTTTTTTAAATGGCAGCTTATCTTTAAGTAAAATAACTTTTTGTCTTTCGAGATATAGACCAGATAAACCACAAGGCATATCATTACGTTCTACTATGGTGTAGTCAGGTATTAGTGTGCATAATCGTTCGTAAGCATCTATGGTTATCATCTCCCTTACGCTAATAGCTTATTAAAATTTTTTCGTTTTAATAAATTCAATATATTTGATAATGTCATTCATTTGTTCTTCAGTGAGATCATCATCAATATGTGCTGCTATTGTTTCAACGTAAGGATTATTGTTAGATTGAGATACATCGTCCCAACCTAATAAGTGACCAGGAGTAGTTCTTAATTTTTCAGCTATTTTTTCTAGAGTTGTAGTTGGCATTTTCTCAATTTCGCCTTTTTCATATCTAAATATTGTTGACTCAGAAACACCCACAAATTCAGCTAACTCGCTAGCGCTAATGTTCAATTCTTTTCTACGAGATTTAATCAATTCACCTATGTTCATTGTAACAGCCTCCTTTACAAATTATTCTATAATATCTATTGCATATTTGCAATGTAATTATTGCATTATTGCAATAAAATTCTTGACTTGCATTATTGCTTGTTATATTATTTAAATATACTCGCATTAATGCAAGTTTATGGGGTGATTAAATGGTAGATGTCGAAGAATTAAAAAGAGTGATGGTGGTGATGGGGGTAACTAATGAAAAATTATCTGAAGAACTTAATATAGATCCATCAACTTTGTACAGACGATTAAAAAATAAAGGTTCTAAATTTAATATCGAAGAAGCTCAAAAAATTAAAGAAGTACTAAAGTTATCAGACAAAGCAGCAATAAAAATTTTTTTTAAAAAATGACTTGCATTATTGCGAGTATTTTGATTAATGCAAGTTTATAAAGGAAGTGTGATACATGACTAGAGGAGATTGGACAATTGATAAAAAAGAGTTATGCAATCGTCTTTGTATATCCCCTGAGTTTTTCGATTTACATTTTAAAAAAGATCCTCGAATAAGAGCATATGAAATTAAACGAGGAAAGTCTTGGTGGATAACTGAAAAAGTTAAAGATGCAGCAATTGAAATAATGGTGGAATTGAGTAATTAAATATGCGGGCACAGTAGAAAAATGAGGAGTGAGATTATGAAATTATTAGCAGCAGTTATTTTACAAGCGCTACTTACAATAGTGGCGCTAGCAATTAGCTTAATCTATTGCATGGCTGTTAACTCATCAATAGATCCATTATCTTTAACGGTTACAATCATGTTTTTCTTAATGCTAATCATCTATGGAGGTACTGATGCAGGCAAGCTATTACAAGACAAATAAAAAAACCGCATCTATGAGCGATAGAAGCGGTATAAGCGAATTAAAAATATTTGATAAATAAATTATAGCACATGGAAAGGAGGATTTGAATGGTTAAATACATCAAAATAGCACTCCTAATCGTCATCTTGGCCGAGGAGATTAAGAGAGCTAAAAGATTTAAAAAAGTATTAATTGAAAGAGAAGGGTTTAAGCAAAATTATGTTGATTTGGTTACTAAAGAATTATCTAAACAGTATGACATTCATTAGAACAATGATAACAACCATCATATTCCAAGAAAGGATAAAGAGTCTCAGCTTCTTTTATAGCATCTTTACAGCTACTAAAATGACCTAAATAAATTTTATTTAAAGGAAGATATGAACATGATGATGTATGGACTTCATGCTTGTTATTTTTATCAGAAATCTTATTGAAATAATATTGTTCAGACATAATTTCACCACCTTTCTTAAATGATTAAGAAAATTATAGCAAATAAAGGAGCGATAGTATGAGCGAATTAAAAATATTTGATAATGAACAATTCGGATCATTACAGATTTTAGAGAGAGATGGAAAGGTATTCTTTCCAGCAACGGATGTTGCACTTAAATTAGGATATTCAAATCCACATGATGCGATTAAAAGACATGTTAAAGAATATGGGGTCGTGTTTCACGAGGTCATCGACACTTTAGGAAGAAGGCAAGAAAAGAAATATATCAGTGAAGGTAATCTTTATAGGTTAATTAGTAATTCTAAATTGGAAGCATCACAACAATTTGAAGAGTGGGTATTCGATGATGTTCTACCAACTTTAAGAATGACCGGTAGTTATCAGGTAAAACCACTAACGACACAAGAACAAATTAAAATGCTAGCACAAGGAACTTCTGAACTTGATAATCGTATGACATATATTGAAACGGCTATCCCAGTGTTTCCAGGAGAATCTAAGCATATTCATCAAACTGTTAAGAGAAAAGCAACGGAAGTAATGAAAAATCAATTCAACGGTATACCGATTAGCAAGATAAGTAGAAAAGTATATTCAGCATTATACAGAAGTTTATATACAGCATTTAATGTACCTAATTATCAAAGCATACCGCGTGGCAAGTACCAAGATGCAATTCGTTTCATTGAGACATGGCAATTACAAAGCGAAGTAGCTTATCAGATTGAAGCAGATTTGAGAGGTGAAGCGAATGGCTACTAGATATGGAGATGCAGACTTACTAAAAGAAGCAGGATTTGTAGAGTCAACAAGCTACAACCCTGAATGGACCAAATCATTTGGCAACTTTAAAGTATTTATTTTCATAAAGGAACGTTTCTGGCATGTGCAGATTGCAAGATTCGGCTTAGATGGTGTAGGTGAAACAAGTATGAATACGCATAAAAAATATACAGATTTATCAAAAGCATTAAGAGATTTGGAGAGTTTTGAGAATAGATTGAACAAGAAACACTAGGAGGATTTTGAAATGGCAATTTACAGAACACATAAAGAGTCAGGGAGATTTATGATCCTGGACAAGACCTCAATTAAAGATACTAAATTAAGTTTAAAAGCTAAAGGCTTACTTGTCACGATGTTAGAAAAGCCGGACGGATGGAAGTTCTATGAAAGCGAACTCGTTAAAAGTTGTAAGGACGGAAAAGACAGCGTTAAAGCCGGAATCAAAGAATTAATTGATGCTGGATATCTTACAAGAACGAGAACAAGAGATGATAAAGGTCGTTTAGGAAATTATGATTATGACGTTTATGAAACACCAGTCCAGAACGGAAATTCCAACATAGGAAAAACCGACGTAGGAAAAACCAACGACGGAAAAACCAACGTCGGGAAATCCGCCCCTATTAATAATAACTTAAGTAATAATGACTTAATTAATAATAACAATAGTAATAATGATATGAATGATATGAATGATAAAGATAGAACAATTCAAGATATGCATACGGATCATACAGACCATTCAAATCATATAGCAGATAACAAATTTAATAATTCTCTTGATGAAAAAGAGATGGAGGTACAGAACATGCCTGAAACATTAGCATCATACCTTATGAACTATGACATTAAAGAAATTAAAGCAATAAAATCATCGTTACTTAAAGCTAAAAGTAGTTTTTACAACGAAGTAGAAATTGAAGAGCGTATGACTATTGAAGACATTGAAGAACATTTAATTGCAGCACTTAAAAGAATCAATGTTAAAAGTCGAAAGAGCAACGAACCTATAGAAAATTTAGAAGCCTATATGTTCAAGACATTTAAAACTACATTCTTTGCAAATATTATTTGGAACGATGATGAAACAGTTGATGGTGATCCAGAAGTATTAAGAGCATTTTTTGAAGATGGAATTGCTAGCGGTTATTAAGGAGTGCTGAATATGAATGGTCAATTACCAGTGATGGATAAAATCAATCAGCTGATAAATGAATATAGATTCCCTCAAAGCGTATTAGAAGACATTCACTATCGCTTGCAGTGTTGTCAGGATGAATATTATGTACAGATACAACTAAGGTACTTACAAAACCTAATAAAATATAAAGCTGTTGAGAGAAAGGAGTAAATCATGCATAAAGAAGTGCCATTTACTAAAGAGCAATTGCTAGACATCTTAGACGGTAAGGTAATCAAAAAAAGTGATGTAGACGGTGTAACGCACCGCTTCATGATTGATAAATCCACTAGAGCTACAAAGTATTTCAAAGTGTATTACGACTTGTTGAGTAAGAGGAACAGTACAGTAATTACAAACTTAAGTCAGATTGTTAAAGCTGAATCTGTTGAGGAAGCAGTAGAAGAAGTATGAAGGTCAGACATTAAGTATTGCAGTTAATAAAATCAGCGAAAGGAGGATGTAAAATGGGTGCAGAAATTAAGATGAAAGTAGAAAAGGCATTATTGGACCTTATCCACGAAGAATTAAATAGTCCAGCAGTAAGCCCTGAAATGTTGCGAGCGTTAGCAGAATTATATACAGCCATAAAGAGTTAACTAAATTCTAAAATATCAGTGAAAGGAGGATGTGACATGAATAGATTACAAGCATTAAAAATAGCCCTCTTAATCGTCATCTTGGCGGAGGAGATTAAGAGAGCGTGTAATAAAAACGCAGTTGAAGTAATTAATTTAGATCCGATTCGTTTGAATCATTATTTACATGAAACTTTTGAACGCGTTCTGTAGATATAGAAATGCAAGCTAGATAAATAGTAAGAGCTTTTTCAATTCTATCTCTTTCTGTAACGCATTCAGTATCATCTACACCAAAAGTTTGTAAATATGCAGCGGCAAAATCATTTGGATTAAAACTCAAATTTGACATTAGATTCACCACCTTTCCTATGAGATTAAGAAAATTATACAGTAAAAAGTAACAAAAAATAACTTGTTGATAAAGGAGCAGAATTTATGAACAAATTACAGGTATTAAAAATAGCCCTCTTAATCGTCATCTTGGCGGAGGAGATTAAGAGAGCAAAAGAGTCCAAAAAAGTGTTAGTAGAAAGAGATGGATTTAAGCAAAATTATGTTGATTTAGTGACTAAAGAATTATCTAAACAGTATGACATTCGTTAGAGCAATGATAACAACCATCATATTCTAAGAAAGGATAAAGAGCCTTCGCTTCTTTTATAGCATCTTTACAGTTACTAAAATGACCTAAATAAATTTTATTTAAAGGAAGATATGAACATGATGCTGTATGGACTTCATGCTTGTTATTCTTATCGGAAAACTTATTGAAATAATATTGTTGGGACATAATTTCACCACCTTTCTTAATTGGATTAAGAAAATTATACAGTAAAAAGTTACAAAACATAACAAATTATAAAACGAAAAGAGGAGAACCAATGAATAAAACTATTGAAGCGGCATTAAAAAATCAAAAAGAAGCATACAGCAATAATGTTGAAAAAGCCTTTGATTTGGTAGAACAAAAGATTATAACATCCTCAAAAGAAGGCGCGTCATCTACATTGATTGCGTTTGATGATCTTTTAAGCGTGGATGTAAGTCTTAAATATATTATTACGCACAACTCAAATAGATTTATCGACGATCTTGCTGAACATTTAGAAATTGATAAAGAGTTAATCAAGAGAGTGCACTCACCTAAGTCACCTAACGATAATCTCATTACTGGCATTTATATTAACTGGGGTGAAGCAGATGTTAAATAGAGTAGTCCTAGTAGGACGTTTAACAAAGGATCCTGAATATCGAGTTACTCAGTCTGGAATAGCTGTAGCATCATTCACATTAGCAGTTAATCGTACATTCACTAATGCACAAGGCGAGCGACAAGCAGACTTTATAAATTGTATCGTATTTCGTAAGCAAGCAGACAATGTTAACACTTACTTGCATAAAGGGAGTTTAGCTGGAGTCGATGGAAGATTACAATCACGTAGCTATGACAATCAAGAAGGTAGACGAGTATATGTAACTGAAGTTGTATGTGAATCAGTTCAATTCTTGGAACCAAAGAATTCACGAAGCGGTACAGATCACTATGATGAATATCCACAAGCGCAACAAACTAACGATTATGCAGCACGTGACAATAAAGCACAAGAAACAATGCCTACTAATAATCCATTTGCTAATGCAGATGGACCAATTGATATAAGTGATGATGATTTACCTTTCTAAATTAAACAGCGAGGTGTAAACAATGAATAAAGTTATTGCTAAAGTATCTACTAATCGAAAGTCATTAGAGATAGGCGTAAATAACGTTGCAATTATTGAATTATGGAAAAGTGAAAAAGGCGGAACTGATGGGCCATTCGATATTTATAATGCACGTGATGAAAAAGGAAAACTTATAGCTGTTGAAGGATTTTTCTTAAATGACAATTATCAAGTAGAACATAAGACTGTTAGACCTGAAAGACAAGCGACATTATTTGATTTTATGTAAAGAAGTTAAGTATATGGACAGATACGCAAAAGCTATAATCAGTCAATTTACAGGGCTAATTGATAGCAAAGTAGTGACAGAGGATGAAGTAACAAAAGAGTTACGTTGCGTGATCAGAGACAAAAGCGGTAGAGAAAGCAGAAAGTATTTTAGAGGGAATACCTGGAACGCAGTAGCCTATGAAATTAACGGATTTATGAATACGAAGGAATTTAAAGAGGTCTATGTATGGCCACTTCAACCAATCTATAACTAAGGTGGGGAAAACATGATTTACAAAATAACTTTCGAAATAATGCAAGGAGCAGTCTTCTTTCACCCGTTCTGTGTTGTTGAGGCACAGGATATAGAACATGCTAAAGATAGAGCTATGCAAGTGATAAATAGCCATCCTAACAACGTAAAAATTAAAAAAGAAATAGTGGACGTTCAAGAAGTGAGTAAAGAAGAATACCCAAGCTATATAAGAATAGATGAAGTAATGCCATGGCAACCTGAAAAAGAAATAAAGGAGAATGAACAATGACAAACGAATTAATTAAATATGCAGAACTGATTAGAGAGTGGTCTACAGAACGAGGACTACATGATAAAGATCCACGCAAGCAGATATTAAAGCTTGGTGAAGAAGCGGGAGAATTATTTGCTGGTATCGCTAAAAAGAAGATTGATTTAGTGAAGGATGCACTTGGTGATGTGTTTGTTGTAATCATCATCTACTGTCAGCAAAAAGGAATAAAAATTGATGAAGTGCTAGAAGCATTTAATGTTACTCAAAGAAGTTATGAAGAAAATGACAACGATTCAACGCTATACAGTCTAAAGCTAATGCAGAAAATTGGAATGTTAGCAGCAGACACTATATACAGCGATAACAACAGTAATATTCGCCTACAAGTGACATGGGTGTTGGAAGACTTGCTTACAGTATGCCAGGTTAAAAACTTAGATTTTATCGAGTGCATAGAAATGGCATATAACGAAATCAAAGACAGAAAGGGCGAGATGAAAGATGGAACATTTGTTAAAGCATCAGATCTCGAAAACCACCATTAAGTCTAAGAAGTATTTGAAACAGTTTCAGAGGACAGTTAAGCAATCAGTAAAATTAATTGAAAGTAGAAATAAGGATGAACAAGAACAACAATAAAGAAAAGAAAGACGTATTAGAACGAGTAAGAGAACTACTGAATAAATGATTTGAAGCGGTTGGAGGAATTGTAATGAATATATTAAAAGCATTTTATAGATTAATTATTGAATGTCTTAAGTGGATAAGAATATATGCTAAGGAAATAAGTATATATGCTAAGAGAGATAACCAAAGAAATGTAGTATTCACCAAGGAAGAAATCCAAGAGATACTTAACAATAAAAATACACCTAAATTTTAAGGAGGACTCAATATGGAATTTCAGAAAAGTTTAGCAAAACTTGATGGAGTAAGAATTAAAAATATATCAGACTGATCAATTAGAAAAGCGATGGAAGAAATTGAAGACATTACTAGATAGATTGTGGAAATTTGGTGACGCTGATACACATGAAGTTGCGTATGATTTGTTGATTCGCATTAAGCAATTAGAGGAGGATGGCGAGTGACAAAACTAATTATGCTTTTAATAGGACTATTGTTTGTATTTGCATACGATGACTATTTGCATAGGAGAAGTTGAAGAATAAATCACAAGGAGGAAATGATAGTGCAAGAATGGAAAAAGAAACTTAATACAGACGATTTAAATTCGCAAATTAGATATAAAAAGTCACAAGGAACAATCAACACGAAAGACGTATCAGACGGGTATCACACGTTTGGTCAACTATATCACGATAGAGCAGTATTATTTGCAGTCATTTGTAATACGTTTAAGGACAAAGCATGGAAGTCAAAACAGCATCATGATGGAACGATGTTTGGAGAACCTGGTGAGATGTTTATTGTTGGTGTTGAAACGCCACAGGGTCAATATACTTATCATTATCATATTGAACATTACTGGGATATATATGACGTTAAAGAAATTGAATATGCACCTAAGTGGGACGGTCATACACATGAAGATATTAACAGATTGTTTGGATTGTTGAGAAGATAACTCACGAAAGGAGAGGGAGATTGTGGATTATGAAAAGATGTGGAATTCTCTTAAAAAACATATCGAAAAACAAAAAGAGAGTGTAGTAGGTTATTATGCTGACAATGTTTTGATAGAAGAGAAGACTTTTTACGATAATGATGAATTATCAATTAGAGCAACTCTTCTCAAAATGGATGAGTTGGAAGAATTATTAGGCGACGTTGAGCAACTCGAAAAGGAGAATGACGAATGAAAATTAAACAGACAAGACAGGTAAGGTTGGATGAGTTGATTAAGCATTGTATAGATAATGATACATTTGGCTCTAAAGGTGTTTTTACTTCAATTACAGGAAAAGTTAACGTAACAGTCTATAAAGATGACGTAGTAATAGAAGATGCTTATACGGATTTTAATATTACAAAAACGTTCTTCACCATAACAGAAGAAGTGGAGGTTACGGAAGAAACGGAACTTAATTTAGTGGTAGTAGACGATGAAAACGAAGTGACCGAAAACCGAAACGTTAAAATATCGCAAATACTAAAGGAAGCAAAAACATATGGTTATGACATCAAATTCATCTACCTGCAAAAAGAAGACGGTTCTATTGGAGATTTAATTTGGTCAAAGGAGTGTGGAATGATTGAATGAAGTAGCAACTTACATCAGATACCAAATTAACGGTAAATGGACAAACTTAAGGTTAATTGCTGAAGAAGGTGAGATACAAGAACATTTTGAGTTTATAGAAGGATTGCTGAAGGAAAAACAACGTGCTGATGAACTTGAAAATCATGTTAAAAATTTAGAAATGGACTGTTATCTTTCACGTGAACGAGCTGATATTTACAAAAATAAGGTTAGTGAGTTAGAAAAGCGTTGGAGTGAGTTGGTAGATGTTCTGAAGAAAAAGTATGAGTATTACAAAGTTAGAGCTGATGATGAAAGTGCAGGACCTATTGAACAAGGTAAATGGAAAATAGCCAAACACGAATTGATGATGGTGCTTATGACTATGGCCGAATTACAGGAGGACGACAATGCGTGATCCAAACCGAGTACTACACGACTTCGAGACTACTTTAAAACAACAGAACGAGAAAGGGATTGCAGAATATGGTCAATCTCTCTCACGTTCTACACTATCTGTCAAAGAACTACTCGACTATGAACTAGACGAGCTAGTAGATAGTATTCAATACAATAGAGTAGCAAAGCAGAGAACTAATCAGGCAGTCGCATTGTTAAAGCAGGATACACCCGATGTAGAGGGTGCGATTAAATTATTGGAGGGGTAATATGAGATATAAATTCAGCGTGTGGCAGGTATATTACAACAATAAAGTATTAGTAGCATCATATGAGACAAAACAACTTGCGTTACGACATGCAAGTGAGATTAATAGTGAGGGTAAGCAGTTAGCTTATGTAAGTGAAATTAAAGTGTATGGAGGGGAAAGAGATGATACCGAAGTTTAGAGCATGGGATAAGAAAGTTAAAGAAATGATAGAAGATGTTGCCAGTATTCATTTTAAAGCAGAAATGATAACAACAAGTAATTTGTATTTTTATCCATTTAAGGATATTGAATTAATGAAATCAACTGAACTTACTGACAAAAATGGTAAGGAAATTTTTGAGGGGGATGTAGTGAACGTTTCTATTGTGGATTGTGAACCGAAAATTTTTGCAAATAAAAAATGTACAGGGATTGTAAGTTTTGTGAACGGGCATACCGATATAGAAATAGAATCTGGAACTTATCTTGGTTTGCCATGTTTAGAATGTACAGGCACTTATGATTTGAAATTCGAAGTAATCGGCAACATTCACGAGCATAGTCACTTATTAGATGATGGAGGACAGTAACAATGAACATCAACGAATTTATATTAAACAACTATAGCGTGCCTGTAATTATGAATAGTGAAGGAGTAATGACACCTATGTTATATATGGATGAACTAAACATCAAACTACTATCAGATAACGCAACACTACCAACTCGTAGCACACCCACAGACTCCGGACTAGACCTATACGCTAGTGAGGACGTTACTGTTAAAGCAGGCAAGACATTAATCATTCCGACAGATATCGCTATCGAGTTACCTTTAGGATATGAGGCACAGGTTAGACCACGCTCAGGAATGTCAGTTAAGACTAAGTTACGAGTAACACTAGGAACGATAGACCATACTTATCATGACCGCATCGGAATCATCGCAGACAACATTGGCACACAGCCTTATGAAGTGAAGAAGGGTGACAGGGTGGCACAGTTAGTGATTGCACCTGTAGTATATCCTGCAGCAAGAGAAGTGAAGGAGTTTAGTTATGAATCAGATAGAGGTGGGTTCGGGTCAACAGGAAAGTAAGGACATACTCGAACGTGTAAGAGAATTATTAGGGAGGTAGTTGGTGTGGAAGAACATAAAGAAGAATTAAGAAGACTGTTCAAAATCTTTTTAAAAGAGTTAGATAGAACGCTAGGATTTACAAAACGTGTTTATCCAATACTCGATAAAATAGAAGAACTGTTAAACAAATCAGGGAGATAACTCAATAGACAACTCATTAAATAAAGGTGGTCAACGCATGATAATCACAGACTTAAGCAGACATGATATGAAGACAATTGAAAACTATATAAAGAACATCGATAAGTTAAGGTTCAGAATGCAAGTGAGACGATTAGAACTATTGGATAATCCTATCGTTGATAATCCTGGTGGAGGTAAGAGTAATCTTCCAGGTGATCCGGTGAATAAGGAAGTGACGATATGTTTGACGGATGATTACTATAACCATCTCGACAAGATAGTGAAAGGTGTAGAGAAAGTATACAACGATGCTGATGAAGAAGTGCAGAAGATATTCAGACTTAAGTATTGGGAGCCGACACTTGGTGTTGAGACTTGGGATGATATTGCAGATGTATTAAATTACAGTAAGACATCAGTGTTGAGAGTTAGGGCGAAGTACTTGAAAGATATTGCAAACGAGATTGAGTTTATAAATTCGGACTTTTCTCTAGTATAAGTCCACCTTATTTTAAGCTATTATTATATTATACGATACTACACATTAGGGACATCTCATTACGAGGTGTCTCTTTTATTATGGATGTGATAACTCATAAAGGATTATACTGATCCATTAATCAGACATAGGTTCTATAAGTCGAAGGCATGGCAGCACACGAGGTCATTGGTACTTGCGAGAGATAACAGGGAGTGCCAGGAGTGTAAGCGTAATGGTGTACTGACATTAGGTGATGAGAGTAAACATAAGTCGCTTGATGTAGATCATATACTTCCACTTGCAACGCATCCTCACTTAGCACATGACCTAGATAACCTAGAGACGTTATGTATTAAATGTCATAACAAGAAAGAGAAACGTTTTACGAAGAAGGAAAACAAATGGAGGGATGAGAGATGGTAGAAACTAATCGCAACCCAATTCATTCTGTATTAGAAATGTTTAATGACAAAGTGGAACGAAAACTAAAGCAATCTATAGAAACAGAAACATTCATCGAAGAACAAAACAGAAAAGAAAAAGAAAAATATGAAACGAGAAAATTTCTGAAAACAAAATAACCCCCGGGTCAGAAAAATCAATCCCGAGTAAAACACTCAGGAAACGGGGGAAGGCTCGATTCCGCAGAAATATTTTAAAATTCGCACGATAGGGGGGGTGGCATGAATAAGCATGAGATTGAAACGTATCTAAAAAGTAGGGTAGCGGACACACCAATTAACAATGAGAAGATTGAACGGTACATAAACCTGTTAAATATCTTCTATGATTTAGATCAGTCGATTGAAGATAACGGTGTAATGCTATTAACAATCAATGGCTCACAAGAATTCACTAAAGTGAACCCAGCAATCGCTGAAAAGAACAAGATTAACACGCAGTTACTTAATATCGAGAAATCGTTTGGCTTAGATGCACCGGTAGAAGTGGAGCATAAACCACGTGGTTTGCTTGATTGAGAATAAATACGTTACTGAGTACATCAATATGTGGAAGACGGGTAAGATTATTCTTAATAAAGAGCGCATCCTACTTATTGCATACTTAGAAAAATACATTTTAACAAACGATAACCTTTATTTTGATAACGAAAAGATAGAACATTTCATCAAATTCAGTAAGCGTTACTATTTTGATTTAGAGCCTTTTCAGAAGTTTATTGCAGCATTCGTATTCTTATACGAGAAAGAAGATAATCTACAGTATTATGATGAGTTTGCTCTATTCATGGCACGTGGTGCGGGTAAGAATGGGTTTATCAGTGCATTATCAAACTTCTTGATAAGTCCCTTACATGGTATAGATGAGTATGGTGTGACAATTGTTGCAAATTCAGAGAAACAAGCAAAGACATCATTTAATGAGGTCTACAACATGATTGACCGCAACGAACTGTATAAACACGCAGGTATGCCTGATGCTCCTTTTTCCATCAGTAAAACTGAAATTAAAGACTTAACAACAAAATCAATTATCAGTTATGACACATCAAATGCGAAAACCAAAGACGGTGGCCGTGAGGGGTGTGTTATTTTTGATGAAGTTCATATCTATGAAAATGCAGATATGGTAAACGTAAAACGTGGTGGTCTAGGTAAGGTTATACATGATAGAACGTTCTATATCGGTACAGACGGATTCGTTCGTGAAGGGTTCATGGACGGTCTGAAAGACAGAATTATGAATATTCTAAAGGGCAAAGAAATAGATGAGCGTTTGTTTCCATTCTGGTGTAAACTCGATGATCCAAAAGAAGTCGATACATTCAGTATGTGGGAAAAGGCAAACCCGATGTTCCATGCGCCTCAAAATAGCTATGCAAGAAACCTATATAGAAAAGTAATGACTGAATATAAGTCGTTACATACGAATCGTTCAAATAGAACAGAATTCATGACAAAACGTATGAACTTACCGGAAGTTGATTTGGAAAAAGTCATCGCTCCCTGGGAAGAAATACTCGCAACAAACAGGCCGATACCTAAACTCGATAATCAGATGTGTATAGGAGGTCTCGACTTTGCGAATATACGTGACTTTGCGAGTGTTGGGTTACTGTTCAGGAAAAACGACGACTATATATGGATAACACACTCATTTGTACGTCAAGGCTTTTTAGACACAGTAAAACTCGAACCACCAATAAAAGAGTGGGAAGAAAAAGGTTATCTCACTATCGTTGATGATGATGTTATCGAGGTAGAGTACATTATCAATTGGTTTGTGAAGGCGCGTGAGAAATACGGACTTGAAAAAGTAGTCGCAGATAACTACAGAACAGACATTGTAAGACGTGCATTTGATGAAGTAGGTATACCACTTGAAGTGATACGTAGCCCTAAATCAATACATGGATTACTTGCACCACGTATAGATACGATGTTCGCAAAACATAATGTCATATATGGAGATAATCCATTAATGCGATGGTTTACGAATAACGTTGCTGTCAAGATTAAACCTGATGGGAACAAAGAATATGTTAAGAAAGATGAAGTTAGACGTAAGACAGATGGCTTTATGGCTTTCGTACATGCACTGTATAGAGCAGATGAGATCGTGAACGTCGACTTAGACGATTCGTTAGACTTCTTGAATAGCTTCAACTTCTAGGGAGGAGGTGAAACATGGGAATTTTCGACAGTATATTTAAGAAACGAGAAGATATTCAGTGGATGTATGATTACGATGCTATCGAAGATTTATCGAATCAAGCATACGTTAAGCGATTGGCACTTGATAGCTGTATCGAGTTTCTGTCTAAAGCAGTGGCACAAAGTCATTTCAAGATTATTGATGGTCATAAGTCGCTGAAAAATGATGTGTATTACAAGCTGAACGTTAAACCGAATACAGACATGTCGAGTGACACGTTCTGGCAGTCAGTTATCTATAAACTTATCTATGACAATGAAGTATTAATCGTTGTATCTGATAAAAAAGAGTTACTTATTGCTGACAGTTTCTATCGTAAGGAATACGCACTGTATGATGATGTATTCGAGAATGTGACGATTAAAGATTATCAGTATGAACGCACATTTAAGATGAATGAAGTGATTTATCTTAAGTTCAACAATAATCAAGTCGTAACGTTAGTAGAATCGTTATTCGAAGATTACGGTAAGATATTTGGACGTATGATCAGTGCGCAGATGAAGAACTATCAAATCAGAGGTATTGTTCGTGCTGAAAGCAATTCGATGGCTAAAGAGCAGCGAGAGAAGATGAGTGCTTATATGCAAAAGATATTCAAAGCATTCAGTGAAAATCAGACTGCTATCGTACCTTTAATCAAAGGGTTTGATTATGAAGAATTATCGAAAGGTAATTCAAGCAACATTGCATTTACAGAGATGTCAGACTTACTTAAAGATGCAATAAAGAATGTAGCTTTAATTGTCGGTATACCACCAGGCTTACTATATGGAGAAACTGCCGACTTAGAAAAGAATATGAAAGTGTTCGAGAAATTCTGTTTGAACCCTCTACTTAAGAAGATAGAAAACGAATTGAACGCTAAGTTATTTACGCAAAACGAGTATCTGAAAGGTAGTCGGATTGAAATTGTAGGTGTGAATAAGAAATCGCCACTCGAACATTCAGAAGCGATTGACAAGCTAGTAAGTAGTGGTTCATTCACACGTAATGAAGTGCGTATCATGTTGGGCGAAGAACCATCAGATAACCCTGAACTTGATGAGTACCTTATCACGAAGAACTATGAAAAAGCATCGAAGGGAGGTGAATAGTATTGAAGTTAGAGGTAAGAGGCGTAATTGTACCGAATGACGACAAATGGGTGTATGACTTGTTGGAGATGGACGCAACATCACCGAAAGATATCGCTGATCAATTGAAGGATGCGATAGGACACGTTGAAGTATTAATCAATAGTGGTGGTGGAGATGTCACAGCAGGAAGTGAAATATACACAATGCTACGAGAACATACAGGTACAGTAAACGTAAAAATTGTAGGATTAGCAGCAAGTGCAGCATCAGTAATCGCTATGGCAGGAGATAAAGTTGAAATTAGTCCAACAGCAAGTATTATGATTCATAATGCGTGGACATACGCAGCAGGCGACACTAACGATTTTAAGCGTGTATACGACATGCTGGATAGTACGAATCGTGGTATCGCTAATGCATACGTTGAAAAAACAGGTAAAAGTGAAGCTGAAATACTTGATTTAATGAACAAAGAAACTTGGTTTAATGCACAAGATGCGATTGAACATGGTTTCGCAGACAGTAAGATGTTTGCAGAGAACACTCCTCGTTTAGTCGCAAACGCTGGCCAAATGTTATCAGATGATGTGATTAATCGAGTAAGTGCCATTATGAATAAGACGCCTGAAGTAAAAATTGATATAGATGCAATCGCAGAGAAAGTAATCGAAAAAATGAATAACAAAACGGAGACGGAACCCGAAGTCAAAAATGGACTTAAGAGGTTCTTTTTTTAATACAAAATTACAGGAGGTCACAAGATGACAATTAATTTAAGCAACGAGTTCAAGACAGCACGTCAGAACTTTTTAAACGCAGTACAGAACAACGAATCACAAGATGTACAGAACGAACTTTATTCAGAAATGATTAATGAATTATTTGAAGAAGCAAAAGCGCAAGCGAAAACGGAAGCAGAGGGCGTAATTAACATGCCTACAGCAGACCAAAAACTAAATGCTGAGCAACGTAAATTTTTCAATGAAATCAACAAAGAAGTAGGTTACAAAGAAGAAAAATTATTACCACAAGAAACAATTGACCGTATTTTTGAAGATTTAAAAACAGCACATCCTTTACTTGAAGCATTAGGACTTAAAAATGCAGGATTACGCATGAAGTTCTTGAAAGCTGAAACAAAAGGTAAGGCAGTCTGGGGTAAAATCTTTGGCGAAATCAAAGGTCAATTAGATGCAGCATTCAGTGATGAAGAAGCAATCCAAAACAAATTAACAGCATTTGTTGTTATCCCTAAAGATTTAGCGGACTTTGGACCTGCTTGGGTAGAATCATTCGTTCGCGCTCAAATCGATGAAGCATTCGCAGTAGCGCTTGAAGCAGCATTCTTAAGTGGAGATGGTAACGATAAGCCTGTAGGACTTAATCGTCAAGTTCAAGAAGGTGTATCAATTTCAGGTAATGTTTATCCAGAAAAAGAAGCAAAAGGTGAATTAACATTCAAAGATTCAAAAAAAACTGTTCTTGAATTTACTAAAATGTACGCATTCCATTCTCGCACTGAAAAAACTTCAACGAAACCATCACGATCAGTTGCAGTTACAGGTAACTTAGTATTAGTTGTAAATCCAACAGACGCATGGGTAATCAACGCACAACACACTACATTGAATGCTAATGGTGTATATGTGACTGCATTGCCATTTAACACACAAATCATTGAATCAGAAGCACAAGCACCAGGTAAAGTCTTATCGTTCGTTAAAGGTCGTTACGATGCTTATATTGGTGGAGGTATTACAGTACGTAAATTTGACCAAACACTCGCATTAGAAGATATGGACTTATACACTGCTAAACAGTTCGCTTACGGTAAAGCGAAAGATGATAACGCAGCAGCAGTTTGGACTTTAAATGTTGAAGGTCACACACCTTTAGAAGCGTTAGAAGAATCTTTATAAGATGGTCTCACTATTAGTGAGGTCATTTTTATTTTAGGAGGGATAAGATGAAGTACAAAGTTGTAAGGAAGTTCAATGATGAACAACACAAACATAAATACGAAGTAAACGACATTTATCCATTACCTAACAAAGAAAGTCGAGAGGACTTGCTGATGAATGTTGAAAAGAATAAGTATGACAAAGTATATATCGTACCTTTAGATAAATTAACTAAAGTCGAGTTGCAGGAACTGTGTATCGCTCACGATCTCGAGTATCAGAAAACAGATACTAAAGCAGATTTAATTGAATTGTTGAGTGAATAGTTATGAACGAACTTTTAAAAGCGTTCAAGCAACTCGAAAAGATAGACCACTCTACAGAAGATGAACATATCACAAACTTACTACAACGTTCATACGATAAGCTGCAGCGTGATTATGGTGCGTTTGAAACACATAATCCATGTGGGAAAGCCTTAGTCTTAAGTCGCGCGAGATACGAGTATCAAGACTTACTTGAACACTTCAACGATAACTATAGAGAAGATTTGATTGACTTTGGTATAAGTCAGATGGAGGTTGAGAATGAAAACGCAATTCAAGAAACCACGTATTACAACGCGTAGATTGAATACACGTGTGCATTTCTACAAATACGTAGAATATGATGGTCCTGAAGCTGGGGAACAACAAGAAAAGCTCCTTTACAGCTGTTGGGCCAGTGTCGATGGTGTCTGGCTAAAAGAATTAGAACAAGCCATCTCGAATGGAACACACAATGACATAAAGCTGTTCATCAGAGACACGCATGGAGAGTACATTCCCAACGAAAAACATTATATCAAGATTGATTCAGAGTACTTTAAGGAATTGCTGAACATCAAGCAAGTATCTCCCGACTTAGATAATAAGGACTTCATCATGATACGTGCAGGTTACAAGTCATGAGCGTAAAATTCGAGGGATTGGATGAGTTAGAACGTGAACTCGAGAAACGTTTCGGAAGAAAAGCGATGCAAGCGATAACAGACAAAGCACTTATTGCAGGTGCTAAAGTGATAATCGATGAAATAAAGAGACAGCTTAAACCTTCTGAACGTTCGGGTGCTTTAATCAACGAGATAACACATTCTGAGCCATATTGGAACGGTGGTAAACGTACGGTTCATATCATGTGGAAAGGTCCTAATAATAGATATACACTTGTACATCTTATTGAGTACGGTCACTTTGATAAACGTGGCTTTTTCGTTAAACCAAAGGCACAGGGTGGTATTAATCGGGCAGTCAAACAGGGTCAAAGAAAATATACAGAGACAGTTAAAAGGGAGTTGAAAAAGTTATGAAGGATATATTAATGGCAGTATACAGAGCGATTGAAGACGATGAAATTATCGGTCAATACATCGAAAAAAAGAATATAAAGTTTAATCACTATCCTAACGTAAAAGATACAACGTTCCCTTTTATCGTTATTGATGATATTGATGACCCTATGCCTACATCCTATGCAGATGGAGACGAGATGGCTTATGAATACACTGTTCAAGTAGACGTTATCGTTAAATATAGCGATAAATATAATGCAAGATTAGTGAGAAATATCATAGCTGATCGTGTTCAACATTTATTATGGAAGAAACTCAAACTAGGTAATGTATCAAGTAATAAACCGGAGTATTTAGAAGAATTTAAAACATACAGGAGCGCTCGGGTATACGAGGGCATTTTTTATAAGGAGGAAAATTAAATGGCAGTTAAATATGCATCAACACCAAAAGCGTATATCAACGTTAAAGATTTAGGTTTCGCTAAACTTACTAAAGAAGGCGAAGCGTTGGTATATGACAACATCACTAAGACACGTGGACTACAAGAAATCGGAATTGAAACAGGTGGGGAACTTAAGACAGCTTATGCTGATGGAGGACCTATTGAATCGGGTAACACTGATGGAGAAGGTAAAATCAGTCTTAAAATGCACGCATTCCCTAAAGAGATTCGTGAAATCGTATTTAACGAAACGTACGATGAGAACGGCGTCTATGAAGAGCAACAAGGGAAACAGAACAACTATGTAGCTGTGTGGTTCAGACAAGAACGTCGTGATGGTTCATTCCGCACAGTACTATTACCAAAAGTTATGTTCACTGATCCAAAAATCGAAGGGGAAACAGCGGAGAAAGATTGGGAGTTCTCATCTGAAGAAGTTGAGGGCGAAGCATTATTCCCTATCTTAAATGGTAAAAAGCCTACTCGTAAATACATTTACGATTCAGCAAATGACACTGTGAATGCAGAAAACCCTGAAAAAGGCGAAGCAGCATTCCTTCAAAAAGTATTAGGTGCAGCATACGAATTAACGGAATCTTTGTAAAAAGTCCGGTTGAACCGGACGGAACAGAAGATGAAACAGAACTAACAGAATAAAAAAACTAACAGAAAAAAACTAAGGGACTTCAAGTCCCTTTTCTAATTTAAAGGAGAGAATAATAAAATGGCAAAATTAAAACGTAATACTATTCAACTAATCAAAGACACTAAAGCAGAAGAAGTAGAATTCCAAACATTCTTAACACCGCATTTCATCCCATTCGATATGGTATATGAAGCAATCGACTTATTAGATGAAATCGAAAAAGAAGGCAACGAAATGAAACCACGCGAAATGATTGATAAGTTGATGCACATGACAGTTCGCATCTACAATGACCAATTCACTGTTGATGATTTAAAAGCACGTTTACACGCTCCTGATGGCATGACTACATTACGTGACCAAGTATTATTCGTAACACAAGGTCAGCAAACAGACGAAACGAAAAATTTCATCGCAAGCATGAAGTAACCGAAAATGATTTAACGTACGAAGGTATGTTAGAGAATATGGATACTATCATGCTAGACTTAATTGAAAATGGCAAAGATCCGAACGAAGTTTTGAAAATGCCATTTTATTACGTTCTATCTTTATATGAGAATAAAAGCAAAGTTGCATCAGAAGATAAAGCAGAAGCACTTCTGGATGCGTTTTAACCACCTTAGTCTATATGGCTAAGGTTATTTTTTTGAATTTTTTCAGGAAAGGAGGACAACATGGCAGAAAGAATTAGAGGTCTATCCATTGGCTTAGACTTGGAATCAGCAGGCATTACACGTTCTCTATCTGAAATAAGACGTAGCTTTAATACGTTGAATTCTGATTTAAAACTCACATCAAATAACTTCAAGTACACAGAGAAGTCTACAGATAGTTATAAGCAGCGTATACGTGAACTTGATGGAACTGTTAAGGTATATAAGAAGAATGTTGGCGAACTTGCTAAAGAATATGAACGCGTTAAAGAAGAACAGGGCGAAAACAGCAAGAAAGCAATGGACTTGCGAAAAGAGTATAACAAGCAAGCTAACGAACTGAACAGACTTGAACATGAGTTAGGTAACACAACTGAAGAATTTAAACGATTTCAGAAAGAGGCTAATGATGCAGCAAAAGCAACAAGCGGGTCACTTGGAAAGATTGGTAAGCAGTTTAGCGAGTTAGGACCAAAATTTAAAGACATAGGCGAGCAAATGAAAGGTATAGGACAGTCGATGTCAATGTACGTCACTGCTCCAATTGCAGCTGGATTTGGTTTATCCGTTAGAACTGCAGCAGACTTTGAAGCACAGATGGCGAGAGTTGGCGCAATATCTCAATCGAGTAAAAGTGACCTGAAAGCTATGTCAGACCAAGCTATTGAATTAGGTGCGAATACGAGTAAGAGCGCGCAAGAAGTAGCGCTTGGAATGGAAGAGCTTGCAGCAATGGGCTTTAATTCTAAAGAGATTATGGGTGCGATGCCTGGAGTAATTGCAGCAGCTGAAGCATCAGGTGCAGACATGGCACAGACGTCTAAAGTTATGGCAAGTGCGATGAACGCTTTCGGATTAGAAGCGACTGAATCAACTCACATCGCAGACGTTCTCGCACAGACTGCTAACCAATCAGCGGCAGACATTACAGATATGGAGTATGCACTGAAATACGCAGCAGCACCTGCTAAAGCGCTAGGAATGAGTTTAGAAGAAACATCAGCCGGGATTGGTATGATGGTTGACGCAGGTTTAAAAGGTGAACAAGCAGGTACTACATTGCGTGGTGCATTACTAGGTTTATTAGATCCATCAGAAAAGAATAGCAAGTTGATGGATAAGATGGGCATAGAAATAACTGATGCAGAAGGAAATTTCGTCGGGTTAGCACAACTTGTCGAGAATTTATCTGCATCGATGGAAGGTATGACAGAAACTCAAAAAGCTGCTAATATATCGCAATTAGTTGGTAAAGAAGCAGTATCAGGTATGCTCGTGTTAATGGAGCAAGGACCTGATAAAATACGAAAAATGACCAAAGGTTTAGAAGAATCTGATGGTGCGAGTAAAAAAGCAGCAGACCAAATGAAGAATAACCTTAAAGGCTCACTCGAACAGTTAGGTGGAGCGTTTGAATCGTTGGGCATACAGATAGGTTCAATTCTATCTCCTGTATTAAGAGGGTTAGCAGACTTGATGGCTAAAGTAGTCGATGGGTTAGGCTCGATGCCACATTGGTTACAGGTAATCACAGTAGCGTTCGCAGGGTTAGCAGCAGCAATAGGTCCAATTGTATTCGGATTAGGTGCATTTATCTCTGTTGTAGGTAGTGCGATGAGTACATTAGGTCCTATGATTGGAGCAGTCAATGCAGCAGGTGGTGTTTTCGCGTTCTTAAGTACTAAGATGGCACCTATACTGACTAAATTTCCTATATTGCAAAGTGTGTTCACAGGTTTAACCGGTCCAATCGGTATAGCAATCGCAGTAATTGGTGGTTTAACCGCAGCATTCGTAATCGCTTATAAGAAGTCTGAAACGTTTAGGAATATCGTGAATGGTGTAATGAATAGCGTTAAAGAAACTTTTCAAAGCGTCAAAGATGTTGTGTTTGGATTCTTTAAATTGTTCCAAGGGAATGGTACAGAGGGTGTTATATCACTTAGTAAGATATTGCCTCCTACAGTTGTAGTCGGTCTCACTCGTTTTGCTGATACGCTTAAAAATACGTTTAATTCAATCAAATCTGTTGTATCGGGTGCAGTAGGAATTGTAGTAAATGCGTTCGGGAAGATAGGACAAGCAATTATAGGAGTTAAGCAGTTATTTGAGGGCGATGGTACAGAAGGCGTAATTACATTATCGAAGATATTACCCCCAGGAGTTGTGCAAGGACTTACACATTTTGTCGATGGTCTCAAAGCGAATTTCTTCGTGGCATTCAATGCTATAAAAGGATTTGCGTTATCTATCGGTAAGACATTAACAGCCTTCTGGAATAAGAATGGCGCTGAAATAAAACAAGCGCTCACGAATATATACAATGTATTTAAAACGATATTCACAGCTATATACACAGTCGTTAGTACTGTATTTAATACTTTGATATTGCCTGTTATAAAAGTTGGTATGAATATCATGCAGTCTGTTGTAAAAGTTGGTATGACAGTTGTTAAATCAGTCATAAAAGTCGGTATGAACGTTATATGGACTGTGATGAAATTGGTTTGGGGACTTGTGAAAACGTTAATCATATCAACGTGGGAAAATATCAAAGGTGTCATCAAAGGTGCGTTAAAAATCATATTAGGTGTCGTTAAAATCTTCTCAAGTCTGTTTACGGGCAATTGGAAAGGTTTATGGCAGGGTGTCAAGCAAGTTACTAAAGGCACTGTACAGTTGATTTGGAATCTTATTAATCTATGGTTTGTCGGTAAAATTTTAAAAACTGTTCGAGTATTCGGTGGATTATTTAAGGGATTATTCAGTGGTATATGGGACACTGTCAAAAAGATATTCATTACAGCATTATCGTTCGTATTTAATAATTCTAAACGATCATTCACTAATATCTTAAATGTTGGTAAATTCATATTCAACGCATTGAAAAAATTCTTCTCAGTAATTTGGAATGGAATTAGAAATATATTCAGTTCTTCGCTCGGCAGTATATGGACCGGTGTTAAAAATAATTTCAATAAGATATTACGTTTTGGTAGCGAGACGTTTACAAAATTAAAGAATGTAATGAAAACTCTTTGGAAAAGTATTTCAGAAAATACTATCGGCAAAGCAGAAGGTATGGGAAAAAGAGTTACAGGTGTGTTTAAAGGTATGAAAGAAGGTATCAAAAAACACATCGATAAAATCGGCGAACACATCGGTGGCATGACTAAAGGCGTTAAAAAAGGACTTAATAAGTTAATTGGTGGAGTAAACTGGGTTGGAATTAAGTTAGGCATGGATAAGATACCTGAAGTTAAGCTACACACAGGTACAGGCTCGCTCACAAAGAACGGTAAACTTACTCGCGATACATTCGCTACAGTTGGCGATAAAGGTCGTGGAAACGGTCCTGGCGGCTTTAGACACGAGATGATACGTTATCCGAATGGTAAAATGGCGCTTACACCTAATCGTGATACGAAAGCGTTCCTGCCTAAAGGCTCTGAAGTATTCAATGGCGCACAAACACACGCTATGTTCAGTAATGGTACATTCCCTAGATTCCATACAGGGTCAGGCACTAAAGCTAAAAAAGGCGATAACATATTCAGTGATGTGGTCAATGGTGGTAAAGCTGTGACAGGTAAAGTTGTTGATGGTGGTAAAGCTGTAGTCAATAAAACTTTAGAAACTGCTGCAAAAGGAAAAGCATGGTTAAATGATAAAATCGGCGATGTAATGGATTGGATAGATGATCCAGCTAAACTTTTACAAAAAGTATTAGAAGGTTTCGGCGTTGATATGTCATCATTCGGCATTCCTAAAAAAGCAAGCCTGCCATTTGATATGATGAAGGGTATGTTCAAAAAGTTAAAAGATGGAGCAATCAAAACGTTTAAATCATGGTTCGATGAACAGGGTAGCGACGGTGGTTACATCGATTTAGCAAAAGGAATCAATTTCCCATTCAGTCCACATGGTAGAGCACCGGGTTACCCGTTCCCACAACCACACATGGGTGTCGATTTGAATTACGTTTATGACAAGTTATACAGTGTCATGGGTGGTAAAGCGACAGCACGTTCAGGTTATAACGGTGGATTCGGTAACATGGTTGATATCGTTAAAGGGAATATGAAAGTTATCTATGGTCACATGAGTAAGCATGCGTTCAAAGGTTCTAAGAACGTTAAACCGGGAGATTATCTAGGCGTATCGGGAGACACAGGTATGTCATCAGGACCTCACTTGCATTTAGAGGTACAGAAAAACGGTGTGCCGATTGACCCTATACCATGGTTAAAGAAAAACAATGGTAGTGGTGGCGCATCAGGTAAATGGAATGGCGACATTAAGAAAGCGTTAAAACTCGCAGGACTACCAACAACATCTGCTTACGTGAATGCTTGGAAACAACAGATTCAGACTGAATCCGGCGGTAATCCTAAAGCTATCGGTGGAGATGATGGATTGGCGGACGGTAAAGCGATGGGGCTTGTACAGGTAAAACCTGGGACTTTCAGCGCTTACAAATTACCGGGGCATGGCAACATCATGAATGGACTAGATAACTTAATTGCCGGTATGAGATACGCTAAAGCACGTTACGGTAGTTCAATGTTATCTGTAATCGGTAAAGGTCATGGCTATGCTACAGGCGGCTTAATCAAGAACGCCGGTTGGTATAACATCGCTGAAGGTGGTTATCCTGAATGGGTTATTCCTACTGATCCGAAACGTTCATCAGAAGCTATGGCAATGTTAGCTATGGCAGCGAACCAAATCAGAGGGAATAAGACAGCAGGGAATAAACGTCCTAGTCAGTTAGGTGCTAACAGCTACAATCTTGATAGCAACGATAATACAGAGTTACTGAATGCAGTACTTCAACAAAATAGTATATTGACGGAGATGTTGCAAAAGTTAACAGGTATTGAAGCTAAGCCTCCAATCACTGAGAATGACATCGGTAGAGCAAGCGAGCGATACAATGCTAAAAATGCCTCATTAAATAATATTCACAGGGGGAGATTAAACTATGTTTAAAATATATACTTTAGATTTTAAGGAAGTCCCCCTTCCTTTAGATCAATTAGGATATGGCATCAAAGGATTAGACATCAACATCGGTCCTATTCAGCACGAGAACATTTATACGAGTACATCTAATACTGACCAACTGCATAAAGTAGTCGCTAAAGATAGAGAAGTATCAATCAATATCCTCGCGACTTCTAAAGATACAGAAGATTGGCGACTTAAACGAGATATAGTGTATAAGTTTTTCAGACGTTTAGGTGCATTCTATATCGCTGAACAGTACCAACCACATAAGCTACTGAAAGTAATAGTCGACGGTAATTACGACGTAGATAGACCTATCACAAGATGGGGATTATCAGAGATACCACTTAAAGTGCTAGATACACCATTTAAACGTTCACTTTATACATCGCTAACATTAAACGATGAAGGTAATCAGTTTAATGATAAATGGTCAGCAGGCATGGGAATCTTAACAGATTCGAGTACGTGGAAGTATCGTTTTGTAAACGAACAACCTCGATTCTTAAATATTGGCGATACATCAATAAAGTTGATTAAAGAGAAAGAGTTTTACATCGAATTAAGAATCAATGAAGATGCTAACTTCATAGAAATAAACGATGGCAAGAATACGTTCAGATATAATAAACCTGTGAAAAGTGGCGATGTATTACTTATTAAAGGTAACGATGTCACTTTGAATGGTAAGAACGTATTAGGAGATACCAACTTCACATTTTTAGAAGTATCTGAGGGTTGGAATGATTGGGAAGTAAGATATATCAAGAAATATGAGTTTAAGATAAACATCAGATTTTTATACGACTAGGCGAAAACGCTTGGTCGTATTTTTATTATTAAGGAGTGAGTATATGATATCTCATGTGGGAACGAACACAGATTCAGAATTCAGAAATATCATTAATTTAACGATAGATACAGTGAACGGACAATATAGTAGTTTTAAGGAGCTCATGAAAGTAAGCGAATATAGTATTAAAAAGGCGACAGAACTATTAAATCAAAATAGAGATGTGCAACAACAAATCAACAATTTAGTTTTAGATAAAGGTCAGTCAGATGCAGAAGTGGTTCAGGCGAGAGGATATAATAAAGTGTTGAATGATAGATTGAAAAAAATTGAAGAAAGCGAAGATAAGATTGATACTAGACGTGCTTATCAGTCCTTAGTAAGTAAAAGAACGAACAAGCCTATGATTACGTGGATAGACGACGACGGACACGTGGGCGTATACGATAAGTTAGTGCCATTATTAAGAGAGTATGGCATTAAAATGACATCAGCTATTGTTACTAATTTCGCACATGGTTTCCCTTTAAAAGGAGCAGTGCCGCATGATCCTAGATTTATGAGTTACGAACAGATGAAAGAAATTGAGAACGAGGGTTTACTCGAGTATGTTTGCCATACTCACACACATAACCTACATCATAAACTAACTGATATGACCGAAGAAGAACTACACGAAGAATTAAGCACCAATCAAAGAATGATTAGAGCATTAGGGTGGAATCATAGACATCTCGTTTATCCGTTCGGGGAATTTAACGATAATGTAATAAGAGTAGTTAAGCAATATTTCGATAGTGCCTTTAATACTCGAGGCGGTACAGGACCATTCAATGTTGGGAATATTCCAGAATATCCTTTTAATCAATTTGCTATTTCAAGAGTACGTTGTGACGCACCATCAGAATTAGAAGATATTAAAAAGACAATTGATAAAGCAGTAGCAGAGAAAAAATGGATTATCGTATATACTCACGTTGACCAATACGGAGGTTTAGACATTGCTAAAATGCGTGGAGTAATCGAACATGCACAAGCAAAAGGTTTAGAATTCGTTAGCGTTGAAGAAGGTATCAACGAATATGGAAATTTAGCACAATTAGAAGATTTAAACATTTCGGCAGATGGTCAAATATTTAGCGATACATTAGGTGTAGTACGCTATAACTCTAAAGTTGGAGAAAATAATTTAAGTCGAGATAACTTCCTAGAAAATAAGTTTGAGATAAAGAAAATCAGAGGTGCAGACGCACCGGACTATAAATTGCCGGGTGCTGGTATCTTGATTACATTTAAAAGTACTGAAAATGCATTTGATTTTCAAAAATTTATACAGACAAACGGGCAAGCAGTCGATGATTTAATGAGATATACAGACCGTTCGACAGGGCAATGGTCGGATTGGCAGTATAATCATTCTTACGTGAGAAAAGGCACAGAATTAAATCCTAATAGCCCTTTGACAAGTTTCCCTATAAACAAAGTTAGTTTAATTAAAGTTAATTCAGTAGACGCAAGCGGCTATGGTTTACCGGGTGCAGGTATGGTTGAGGTATATAGAGACCAAGAATCAGCATATAGTTTTCAGCGTTTCAACCCACACAACTCAACTAAAAACGGAACTTATACAAGAGGTTATGGCACTGCGTGGACTGAATGGCGTAAGGAGATTACAGCACGTAAATTCTCAAGAGATTTAAAAGGCACATTAATTCCGGCAAACGCAACGAGAGAATATGTAACGACTAGCAACTTAAAGACAACAGACATATTGCTAGTGCAGCCTAGCGTTACGCCTCCTGAAGGATTATCTTATTCAGCAAGAGTAAATTCAGATGGCAATATGGTGTTGAGATTTATAAATCATACATCAAGCACCATTGATTTGGGCTCAGGTTGGGTAGTTGCGACGGTAGAATTTTAAGGAGTGATTGAATGCAACAACTCATAGTTAAATCACTAACAGGCACACATTACACAGCACAAGCATTAATCAATCGTAACAGAAGAATCAACGGAGAGCGTGATATTACGCTCTCTTTTTTATTTAATGAAATCAATAGCGAGTTCATTAGAGACATTGAAACAGGTTGGAAACTCAACTTTCAGGGCGATTGGTATCACTTATTCAACGAAAAAACAGATGTGAATGGCAACAAGTCGTTCAGTGGTGTACTCGATTTCTATCATTATATGAATGGCTTTTGGCACATGGACGAAGTAGAAAATAAGTCTATGACTGTTCAAGATGCGATGATACCATTATTCAAAGATAAAGAGTATGTACTACAGATTATCGACAACTTTACAGCGAATACGATGTCATATAGTAAGCAACAGAACTCGACAGAGCGATTCAGTTATTTTGTTGACAGGTTTAACGCTGAATATAACATTCCAATTGGCACTAAGACAGTACAGTTAAGAAATAAAATAGGTGTCACTCGTAACGATGTGATTATCCATGAAGATGACAACCTCGAAGACCTAAGTATCGACATTGACAGTTCATCATTCTGTACTGCAATCAAAGGTTATTACAACTTTCAAAAGCCTAAGAATACTAAAGATGGCGAAGAACTCGTACCAACTAAAGAATACGACTACATCAGTCCTATGGCTGAAAAGTATGGAGTAATTTGGGGCGAGCCTATCCACGATGAACGCTTTAGTAAGTTAGATTCTATCAAAGCAGCATGTAAAGAAAAACAGGAGAACTCTTATAAAATTTCATATACCATCAAAAAAAGTCTACTCGGCAACGCTTTGAATGAGGGGGATTACGTCAGATTCATAGCGCCATCATTTAACATCAATACGTATGTACGTGTTGTCGAGATAAAGGAACAGTTCGATGATGACCTCGATTTAATCGATGAAGAATATACGTTCGGCAACGAGAACATCGCTACAGCGTTCGGTAAGATGCAGTATGAAGCGATTCGAGATGTAGCAGATATCATGAGAGGTAAGAAACCTATTCCTTATTCAGTGTTACCCAAAGCGGTACGTGAAGCGACTGCAGTTATTAATGCAGGAAGTACGACTCAATTTTATTATAGAGAAGATGGCATATATGGTTACAATACAGAGAATCCAATCGGAGTAACTCGATACAATGCAAACGGAATAGGGTTCAGTCAAGATGGTGGTCAAACGTTCCAAACAGCCATGACGTACTTGGGTATTGTTGCTAACGCAATTACTGCAGGCACGATTGATACAAATAATGTACGCATCGAAGGAACAAAAGGTTATTTCTACATTGATGGCGATGTGTTGAAAGCTATTGATACGAACAATCCTAACAGGTACACGGAAATAACACCTAAAGGCGCATATTTCAAAGGTGGCTCGGTTAAGATTGAAACCGCAAGCGGCCGTGAAGTTGTGTTTAATGGCTATATTAAACGTTCCGCGACGGGAACACCACGAATGCCTGCCTTTAAGTCTGAGCAAGTTACAGTGGAAGGCGATTGGTACGCTACTAAATCTTTACAATATGCAAAAGCGTACACAGAATATTATCTTCACGAAGCTCGTTATTTAAAAGTCTTAGTTGCGCTCAATCGGTGGGCTTATGCAACCGAAGTTGATGCTCGTTTAGAAACTGGAAATGGAATGATAAGTCATTATGTTTCGACGGAAGGTGAAGTAGAAGGTAGTTCTTATAAATGGATTACATTTGATTTAGGTGAGCCGTTAGATTACGGTACAAGCCTACAAGTTTACTTCACTTTCAAAAGTAGAGATAGTGCTGCTACTGTACGAATGCATATTGCTAACAGATACATGACAGATTTTGTTTAAGGAGAGATATAAATGGCATTATTAATGGATAAAGACCCGAATACAGGGTTGGAACTTAACGGACTATATTACAGAATTGACAAGATAAATTTTAACGATACACAGTTTCAGGTTGTTGTGACGGGTTATGCGAGTGAGCAAGCATATCGAGATGACATCAGTTTACCAGTTTCGCAACCTCGTGCTTACACGTGGGATTACAGTAAGCAAGATTTAGTTGAAAGTGGATTAAATATATTCGAGTATGCTTATGCATTACTTAAACAGTTAGACGATTTTAAGGGTGCAGTAGACCATATCGAAGATTAAAGCTCAATAAGTTATGACAAAGGGAGAGTGAGGAGTGGTGTGACTTTGGAGAGTTTGAAAGTAAAGGTAGATAACATAGACGAGGACATCAAAGAAATTAAACAAAGTATCGCTGACCATAAGCGAGATACACAAATAAGTATTAATGCACTCACGAACACGATTAACATGATTAAGGATAACCAAGCAGACCAAAAGTTGATTAATCAGAAAATGGACTTCACGCTTGATTCTATTAATCTTGATAGGGAACGTGAGAAAGAGAGTAAGAAAGAACGAGACGATGAGATGAAGAAGTTGAAGTGGTCAATCTTCGGACTTATCGGAACACTTGCGACATCATTGCTTGTTGCAGCAATACGTATGTTGGTCGGTATATAGTATAACTTCATTGAAAGGAGGTGATACTATGTTCGATTTAATGAGCTTATTCGTAGGTGGTTCAGTATTAGGCGCATCGTTTTGGGAATGTTTTTGGTTCGGCAAATGTAAATAATTGATGTAGGGAATGCGTCCAAATATGGACGTATTCCTTATTTTATTGGAGGTAAACAGATGAATATAAATTGGAAGTTACGATTTAAGAATAAATACACACTCACAGCATTAATCTCAACTACAGCATTATTCGTTAATCAGGTTTTGAGTGCGTTCGGTGTAGATTACTCAGAACAGATTAAACAGGTGGTCGATGCGTGTCTAACACTTGTAACACTATTAGTCGCATTAGGAATTGTGATTGATCCAACGACTGAGGGTGTGAACGACAGCGAGTACTCACATCAGAAGATAGAGCCTTCAAGTAATGATGTGCAGGTAATCGTAGACAGTGGTCAAGTAACAGAAGAATCAGATGTAACAGTAGATGTAGAAAATATGGAGGGGAAATAATTATGACTAAAAACGCTAAGATGAAATATAAATTCGAGACGAAGCATGTTGCAGGACTACCGAAGTACAGATTTGAAACAGAGACGGGCAAACCACTGGCTGTTGTCTGGCATTGGGTTGGTAACTATAAGAGTTATAAATCAGGAGAAATTTCTTACATGAGCAATAACTGGATGAATGCATTCTACCATGCAGCATGTGATTATACAGGTGTAACAGAAGTAGCAAGTACGGATTATATTGCATGGGCAGCAGGACCTAAAGCTAATGGGTGGACGCTTCATATTGAAATGGTACATGCAGATACACGCGAGCAATTCTATAAAGCATTAGACTTCTATCTATTCTGGACTGCTTATCAGCACTATTGGTATGATATGGGTCGCACTGTAGATAATGCAGAAAATGATGGATGGGGTACAGTCTGGACGCATAACGCAGTTTCAAGACATTTAGGTGGAACGGACCATATCGATCCAATGGATTACTTTAGTAAGTGGGGCGTTACACTTCAACAAATGATTAATAAGACACAAGAGTATTTAAACGCACTTTACGCTGGTGATAGTACTAAAGTTGCTGCCATCGGAGAAGGTACGATTATCAAGACAGTTAGCAATCCTCAACCAGCGCCGCCAACAACTGCAAAGCCAGTTAAAAAAGCACCGCCAAAGGTAAATGCAGTGCCATCAACATTAGTGCCATTAGAATATGTAGTTAAACCTGGAGACACATTGAGTGGTATCGCTAAAAAATATAGCTTAAAGTTAAACGATGTGATTAAACTCAATCCTGGCATTAACCCAAACTTAATTAAAGTTGGCCAGAAGATTAAATTGAAATCATCAAAACCTGCTAAAAAATCAGAATCTGAAGTTGCTAAAGAAGTTATTAAAGGACTTTGGGGTAATGATCCTCAACGTTCTACTAAATTAAAAAAAGCTGGATATGATCCAAAACGTATTCAAGCTTTAGTGAATAAAATGTTATAAGTTGTAAGCCCTGCACTCAAATTAGAGTGTGGGGCTTTTTTTATTTCGGTCATATACCCGAATATTTAATATTCGGTTAAATAGCCGAATATATCCATTGAATACTATACGCGGGTATGGTATTATATTATTACTGGCATAGCAGATAAGCTACAGTGATGTAGTGAAAGGCGCAGTTTGACAAACGGTCGGGCAGAAATGTCTAATCTATGCACACGTATCACTTTTAAATGACTGTCATCTTGGTGGCAGTATCAATGTGAAACAGGCACATCTTTATCTAATGGCAAATGCTAAGGTAATCGGAAGATTGTCAAAGTACGATTGGTGTACCAACGTTAAACATTGAGTGGTGGTATGAAGATAATATAGTCTGAACCTATCAAGTGAGGGCGATTATCACGAGCAACTACTGTGGTGACGTACAGTTAAGGTTGTAAGAATGGCGAGTACGATGATAAGGAAAGTCATAGAGGAGTGAAGCATTCTGTTACTCAAAAGGTAACGGAACTTCTGGGGAAGCACTTCTCTGGTCAAAACAATTGGGAATAGATCATATACAAAACTATGTATAACTTACATTCTAATAAGAAGCGAAAGCCTTCCCCCGTCAGAACACGAAAGTGTCCTAATACTTCACCGTAAGGAATGAAGTGCATTATCATTTCGCAAAAGTGGTAATGTTTGATATGTGAGTAGTGCAGATGAGAGGCTTGCTACCTTTTATTTAACCAAAAGCTATCGAGTAGTGTTTGACGTAACGATTGGCTACCGTAAGTAGTCGGGCATGGCGAATACATTGGGAACAATGTGGAAAAGAAACTAAAATATACGGTTTCTAAAGGTCGCTACATATCAGGTATATTCTCAGCCTAATATAAACACTCATTTATGTTTAGTTACGACTACATTTGTAGTCTTTTTTTATGCATTTAAAAGCACCCTATCAATTAAGATAAGGTGCTTTTATGTGTCACTCACGTGTCAAATTAGTTTTATTCAGATATGTTTAGATATGTTGTACATCCTTATTTTTAGCGTAAATAGTATTAGTTTCTTCTATATAAATAGATATCTTTATCCCGCCGTCTCCATACATTAGCCTATAACACTAAGTGTTATAGGCTATTTATTTTGTGCTATATTGGTTATAGACGAACAAAGGAGGATGTTATGAATAATTTTATGAATGGTCTAGCGGTTATATTGTTTATTGCATTTTTACTGTCATTTGTTATACCGTCAATCGATGATTATAAGTATTATTTCTTAGGATTGGCAGTATTGTTATCGATATTAACATTATCACAAGAAGTGAAACGATCTGATAAATAG